TTAATGTCTGGTGGAATTTACCCGCGCACTGGAATTTAAAATTTCAAGTCAGCAACGTTAACGGAAAGGAATGTCAAATGAAAATCTCAGAAAACGGATTGAAACTGATCAAGAAATTTGAGGGCTGCCGTCTGACAGTCTATCAGGACGCCGTAGGTGTTTGGACTATCGGTTATGGCACCACCAATGCGGACAAGGCTATCACCGGCACCACGATTTGCCAGGGGCTGCGCATTAGTCAGGAGACTGCAGATGAGTGGCTGCGCCAGTCTATTGACTGCAAATATGCCCCGAAGGTGGACAAGTACGACCGCTACCAATGGACCCAGAACGAGTTTGACGCCCTGGTGTCCTTTGCTTACAACATCGGCAGCATCGACGGTCTGACTGCACAGGGATCCCGAACGCGTGTGGAAATTGCTTACATGATCCTGGCATATAACAAAGCAGGTGGCAAAGTGCTGGCCGGGCTCGCCAAACGCCGCCAGGAGGAGAGAACGCTCTTTTTAACTCCGGTGTTGGAGCAGATTAAGTCTGGCTAGCAGCAGGAGGACGGTGGTTGGCGTTACTACTACCGGGACGGATCCGGCCGTTGTGTCCGGGATGCCTGGTGGCAGGACGGAGATAAGTGGTACTGGTTTAACAGCGCGGGTCTAATGGTACACAATACTTGGTACCGATACAACGGCAGCTGGTACTACCTGGGTGCCGACGGCGCAATGGCAAAAGGCTTGCAGACGGTCGGTGGCAAGTGGTATTGCCTGGACGATACAGGACGCATGGTTACGGAGCCAGTGACTCTTACCCCGGACCAGGACGGTGCTCTGCAGTACCCCGAATTAAGCCAGTAAATATGCGCTTTTCAAAGGATTTTTTCGTGTTGCATTTCGTGTTGCATAGGCGAGAAAAACGGGGTGAAAATGCGAAAAATGGGAACAAATGCGGAAACTAGAAAACACGAAAAAACCCAGTATTTATGCGGGTTTGCGAGGAATCCGCTTAAATACTGGATAAAAGAATAATGCGTCTGATAGGAATCGAACCTACGCACGCGGCTCCGGAGGCCACTGCTCTATCCACTGAGCTACAGACGCATCTCTATCATGATACTATACTTTTTTCTAATTTGCAAGGGGATTTGTTGATTTTTTAGCCTGATTTTGATATGATGTATCTGCTATTTGTATGCAATCAGAATGTGATACAGCAGTGGTAATTTTGAAAAGCTGGAGGATAACATTTTATGAAACATAACTGGAATTTTTTTCAGAATGAAAGTGCAGATGCAGAGAAAAAGGCACTGCTTCCGGTTCTTGTGATTCCGCTTGTAGTCATTGTGCTGATGATCGTGATCGTACTTGCGGATTACGGAAAAAAACGGGCAGAGGAACCGCCTGCGGTAACGGAAACGGCAGAAACAGAGGAGCAGGAACCGGAGACAATGGCAGAAACCGGTGAATCTGCAGAGACAGAAACCGATACGGCAGCAGAAGCGGAGACAGAAGCTTCAGAAGAAAACGGGGATCCTTACGCAACGGAAAATCTGACTCATGACAGTGTGCCGGAAGTCTTAAGTCTGATGAAAAAATATTTTACTGCGCGGGCCAGCGGGGACGCAGACACCATGAATGAGATTTACGGGGTATCCGGTCTTTCCTTTACGGAGCTGGAGCACGAGAAAACCCGCCTGCGCAGCAATTCCAAGTATGTGCAGGAGTTTGACAATATTACAACCTATGTGCGCGATGGCGCGACGGCAGACAGCTGGCTGGTCTATGCACTGGCAGATATTAAGTTTCATTCCGTAAAAACTGCAGCACCTATGATTATGTGGTGCTACGTGGAGAAAGACAGTGAGGGCAATTACCATATCATCAAGGATGAAAACCTTTCGGAAGAGGTTCTGCAGCTGATCGATGTTTCCAATCACTCGGAAGAGGTGAGAAAGCTTGCTTCCAGTGTGAATGTGAAATTGAAAGAAGCGTTGAATTCAGACGAGGATTTAAACAGCGTTTACGGTGTGCTGCGTGACGGCTCTCCGGTTTACGACAATGGGGACGAGCCGGAGGTAGTGATCGGAGACGGGGAAACCTCTGAGAGCGGGGAAGATGGTGCAGCAGCTTCTTCGGAATCGAGTGAAGGAAGCGCGCAGGAGACAGGTGCAGAAACAGCCGTGGAAACAACCGCAGGTTCCGAGGTAAGCATCGATGCGGAGTCTGGTGACAGCACAGCAGCGGATACCGCAAATTAGAATGAAAGATAAGCAAAGCAAGAGCAAGGCGTAAAGCAAGAGCAAAGCACAAAGCGAGAGCAAAGAGCCAGGCAAGAAAAAACAAACAAACAGCAAACAAAGAGTGAAGAAAAGAAAGAAGATAAGATAAATGGAAACCATGAATGTAAAAGATTTTGATTTTGACCTCCCACAGGAGCTGATTGCACAGGATCCGCTGGAGGACCGTTCTGCCTCCAGACTCCTGGTGCTGGACAAGAACACCGGAGAGATGGAGCACCGCCATTTCCGTGACATTACGGAGTATTTAAGACCGGGTGACTGTCTGGTCATCAACAACACCAAGGTAATCCCGGCGCGTCTGTTTGGCGTGAAGGAGGATACGCAGGCGAAAATCGAGGTGCTTTTGTTAAAGCGCCGTGAGAACGATATCTGGGAGACTCTGGTAAAGCCGGGCAAAAAGTGCAAGCCGGGCACGGTAATTGTATTTGGCGAGGGTCTGTTAAAAGGTACCGTCATCGATGTTGTGGAGGAGGGCAACCGCCTGATCCAGTTTTCCTACGAGGGCATTTTTGAGGAAATCCTGGATCAGTTAGGACAGATGCCGCTTCCGCCATACATTACCCATCAGTTAAAGGATAAGAACCGGTATCAGACCGTGTACGCGGAGCATGACGGCTCTGCTGCTGCGCCGACCGCAGGTCTGCATTTTACGAAGGAGCTGCTCGCGCAGATCGAGGCAATGGGCGTGAAGATTGCCCATGTAACGCTGCATGTTGGTCTTGGCACGTTCCGTCCGGTTAAGGTGGAGAATGTGCTGGAGCACCACATGCACTCGGAGTTTTATGTGGTAGAAGAATCCGAGGCGAAGAAGATCAACGACACGAAAGCAGCGGGCGGACGTGTGATCTGCGTTGGTACGACCAGTTGCCGTACCATCGAGTCTGCAACCGGGGAAGATGGAATCTTAAAGGCTGGAAGCGGCTGGACGGAGATTTTTATTTACCCGGGTTATAAATTCAAGATTCTGGATTGCCTGATCACAAACTTCCATCTGCCGGAGTCTACTCTGGTGATGCTGGTTTCTGCACTGGCAGGACGGGAACATATTCTGAATGCGTATAACGAAGCAATTAAGGAACGGTACCGTTTCTTTAGTTTTGGGGATGCGATGTTTGTAAAATGACACAAAATATTACATTTGTAAAATGATAGAGTTCCAGGGGCCAGAACAGTCCCTGGAATTTTTTTCTGTCTTATGAAAATAAATATCTGTAAAACTATTGACAATGTCGGGTGCAGTGCTATCGTACGGGTACGATAAAACAATGAAACATAGAACCACCAGGAGGAAGACACTATGGAAAGCAAGAAGATGATCGGGACGATTGAAAAGAAACTGGATGTAAAGGTAGAGAAAGTTCTTGGGGTAACCCAGGAAGGAAATGAAATGCAGGTGGATGTTAGTATTGGTTCCGGGAATTGCATGAAAGTTTGCCTGAAAGAGATGAAGAACCAGTACGGACCGTATTACAAGATCACATTCTCAGAAAGCTATGAGATGCCGGTTGAGGAGAAGAAGCCAACTCCAAAGAAAGACACAAAGCTGAGAACCAAGACTGAACAGCTCTGCGGAGCCAACCGAAAAGCCATCCTGGATCTGGCAGAAAAGACAATCAGAAGTGTTGCGGATGGAACGGCAAGAATCAAAGAGATTGAAGGTCCACACTGTAATGATACTACTATTCGTTTCGTTTTGTTACGTACTGCTGATGGAGAACGTTTCAAGGAAGACATTAGTGTTTCTGAAATAGCAAATAACATAGCTTAATATAATAGCCCTAAGATTGCATTGTCTTAGGGCTATTTCTGCTATTTATACACGAATATATGAGAGAGTCCGTTTTTGAAGATAATTTGCTTCACACGCCCAGAATCCATAGTAATGCTATCAATAATGCTGCGGACAAAAGACTGGAGAACCTTTGCGTCAGTGGAGATTGCCAGGCGTTTATAGCTGACATAGTTTCTTCCAGACAGTTTTTGAGAAATAATGAACTGGCTTGCCCGTTGAATGAAAAGTTCGTCAGATATGGATTGCTGCCAACCACCAGAGGTTGCAAATCCTATTTGATCGTCAATTTCAGAGATTGAATCAGCCAGCTTTGTTTTCTGGATAATGTATTCGCGTTCGGACATTGCGTCATCAGAGTATAGATACAGATTTGTCAGCCGGTCCATTGCACGTTCCAGGCGTTGCTTTTCTGATCGTAATCTGGACAAATCTGATATGGCCGGTGCCTGATCCTTTATTTTGGTGTCTTTTCCATACACCTCGCCTTCTATGTTTCCAGACACAAGAACATTATAAAGATCGTTTAGGCCGTCCGATTCTATATGGTCCACATTACAGAAGGTGTTTCCTAGTAGAAGCATGTCTTGCAATTCGGCAGGTGATGATATGCGTTTGAAATTATTTTGTGCGTTCAGCATATTGAGAATGTAGTTGAATACGAATTCCCCAATAATTGGATCAGATGTTGCTTTTCCAGCACATGCGACAGAACTGCGGCGAGTAGAACATATATATTTTGAATACTGCCAGTCTTTTTTTGCCGCGGCGGGGGAAGCACCCATTGTTTTCCCACAGCTGCTGCAGATCAGCAGGCCAGCGAAAATGTGAGTGTGTGTTGTACTGTATATGTTATGGTCTTTACATAGCTTAGAGTTTGTATCCAGAATTCCTATAATTCGCTCTTTCTGATCTCTTGAAATGATTGCTATGTGGTGATCTTTCACTGTAACCCATTCTGATTTATCTTTCGGTTGTTGCCGGTCCCCTTCTTTTAGGCGATTGTACTGATAGTCTCCACAGTAAAAGAAACTGCGAAGAATGATGAGCAGAGATACTGGAGACCATTCATTTCCGGCCCGTGTCCGGTAACCTTTTTCATTCAAATACCGCGCGAGGCGGATTAGGGATCTGAGTTCCTCATATTTGTCATGAATCATGTGAACTATGTTGTCCTCGTTTGAGTTCAAAGAGAAAGTCTGATCTTCGGCATTGTAAGAATACCCATACGGAACCCTGCCTCCGTTCCACAGTCCATTTCCGGCTCTGGATATCATTGTTGCTGTGACACGTTCGGCTGTCATGTTTCGCTCTAGCTCTGCGAATACCAGTATGATTTTGAGCATGGCTTCACCCATAGCAGTGCTGGTATCGAATTGCTCATTTTTACTTACGAATGTGACGCCGAGCTTTTTGAGTTCGTTATACATTGCTGCAAAATCGAGCAGGTTTCTTGAAATTCTGTCAATCTTCCAAACAAGGAGATGTGTAAAAGCACCGACCCGTATCTTTTCCATCATTTCCTGAAACTTTGGTCGGATGGTATTTTTTCCAGAGTAACCTGCGTCCTCAAAAATTACGACATCATCTGTTCCGAGCATTAGCTTTGCATATGATATGAGTTCCTGTTTTTGCATCGGAAGAGAATCTTTGTCGGCCTGATACACGGTCGAGACTCTAACATAAATGGCAACGCGGTTATTTCGCCTTATATTCGATTCTTTGTATTGCATATAAAATCCTCCATAAAATAAAGGCCCAAGTGATCCTGGACCTATACTACGCTTAAAACAGCATTTTCAATGCTGCTGTAATTACACATGATTGGACTGAAAGAAATAAGTTTTGGAAGAGTGATGACTTTGCGCCCATTTAAGATGTCTGATGGCGTAACATAAAAATCCCATAAGTCCAAATTCAAAAGAGAATCATCAGCATTTGTGCCATTAAATACACAGAATATGCAGACATCTGAGCGTTGATTGTGTAGTTTGAATGAAATGTGAGTTGGGTGAGCTGGATCTGCAGATTCCAAATATGCGGCTGATTCTACGGTCAGGCGGTATCCTCGATAATGGATTATAGATTCTGAATGTAAATGGATATGCCTTTTGGTATTTGAGTCAACAGCACCAATGGCAGAAACTACTATGTATTCTGCCAAAATAGAGCGGACAGCAGGTGCTGTCGTATTCGAATAGTACCACTCAACGAAGTCAGCCATGGTTACATCCGAGTTTCTGCCATTCAGCACAAAACGGCTTGTGCTTGTCACTAGTGGCATATATTCATCTCCTTAGATAGTTCACAATACGGATAATCTTTTTTCGTCATCAGCCGGTTTCGGCATTGCCGCAATCATACCGTCAGCATATATCAGGAGCCTTTCTTGTAAGTCCGGGGACAAGGCGTGAAATTTTTCTAGCAATTCACAATCAAGATGATTGGAAAATTCCAAAGTATTGTTTGCGAATTTCTCTTTCCCATATACCAAATAGTCTAAGGATACATCAAAATAGTCTGCAAACTTTACTAACTTATCAAGACTTGGAGTTCCTTTTCCTTTTGACCAATCTGTAAAAGATGAGCTTGAAATGCCAAGCTCTTCGGTAAGTCTTTTTGCATTGATCCCATGTTGTTTCATGATTGATGTCATACGGTCAATGAGAGCTGACATAATTTTACCTCCGAAAATATTTGGAAAAGACCAAAAAAGATTTGACAAATTGGAAATTTCCAATTACGATTACAATGTAAGTTACAAAACACTACAACATTTCGTAATGGCAATGATAATGGAAAAGCCATACGAAATGTAAAATACATTTCCATTCTACCATTTGGCTACGGAAATGTAAATTACAAAACCGTAATGGAAGGAGGGAGATGGATGGCAAGACAGCTGTCACCGTGGTGCAAGATGGCGAAGCACGCGCTTATTGATCGGGATATGTCAGTAGCCGACTTGGCCATGAAAATTGGCAAGACAAGAGAGTATACATCTGGCGTTGTGAATGGAAGGATATATGCCGAGCCAATAGTCAAGTTGATTAGCGATGAACTGAATATCCCGGATACAGCCTGTTCGCTAAACGATGATTAAAGTATATCCCGAAAGGATGGTGAACGAAATGGGAAGTGGCTGCATGAAAGAGAATGACAATGTATACTTTCGTGCCAGAAAAAACGCGGCAATATATAATGACAAGCTGTACAGCCGGGAAGGTGCATCGGAACTTATTGGTGTTTCATCATCCACACTGGCTGATTATGAACTTGGGATTACAAAAGTTGTCCCAGTCGATAAAGTTGTAATTATGGCAGATCTGTATAACTGCCCGGAATTGAAAACAGGATACTGCAAGCACGAATGTCCTATTGGGAAGACTATGCCAATAGCCACGCAGGTAAAAAGCATTGAGGGCATTGCACTTAGGATTATCCGTGAATTTGATTCTGAGAAAATTAAGAATATTGAGCAGAGCTTGATAGACATTGCTGCGGATGGGATTATCAGCGATGAGGAAAAACCGGCATTGGAAGATATATTGAAACGATTGGATGCACTTGCTGAAGTTATCAGTGAGATGAAGCTAGTTGGCGAAAAGGCATTGAATGGATAGGTGATTTAATGGATGCTGCCACGATGAGAGAGATACTTAAAAAAGAATATGGAATTAATAATGAAGATGAGTTTATCGCAGCAGTGGAGCAATCCAAAGGAATCAATATTGGATTATTCGTAACGCCGCTGGTCGGAAGGAGTGATGATTGTGAAGATGAGAAAAATACAGCGTAATATCAGCGCGGTTGTTGCCTGTGGAGCCATGATTTATCTTGCAACTGGAATATCTGGATCATTACATAAGCATCCTGCATATGCAGATGAGCCCGTAACCGAATGCGAAGCTACAGTCACCGAGGAGGATTACAACTGGTATCACAAAGATGCTTACCTTCTTGCAAAGATCGCGATGGCAGAAGCTGAGGGAGAGGACACAGTCGGAAAGGCACTGGTTATCAGAACTGTTTTAAACCGGGTAGAGTCGAACAAGTTCCCCACTGATGTAGAAGGAGTTCTGTACCAGAAAGCAGGAACCGGTTGGCAGTTTGCCCCTATGGAAATCGGAGGCAGATGGTATACGACGGAGCCGGACGAAGATTGCTGGGAAGCTCTTTACATGGTACAGACCGGCTGGGATGAAAGCCTTGGAGCATTGTATTTTGAACAGGCAGGATCGACGGGATGGCATAACGACAATCTGGAGTTTCTGTTTCAGCATGGAGAACACTGCTTTTACAAGGAAAAATGAAATCTGATTATGGAGGTGAAATTGTATGTGTGCAGTGTGCGGGTTTAACCCATGTGTGAGCAGATGTCCGAACGCGCCGGAACCTATAGCAGTCCATATCTGCTCATGGTGTAAAGAACCTATTTTTATAGGCGATGAGTATATTGACACATGCGAAGGACCGGTATGCCGTGAATGTATTGAAGGTATGACGATCCAGGAGTTTATGGAATTGACTGGCGAAACATTTAAAGAAGCGAAGGAGGAGTGATGATGGCAGAACAGAATGCAGTTGCAATACAGCATGGTGAGCAGGTGAATGTAGCTGTTCAGGTGAAAAATATTATTTCGCAGGATACGGTGAAGAAGAAATTCGCAGAAGTGTTAGGGCAGAAGGCACCGCAGTTTTTGGCATCCATTACGAATGTGGTGGCTGGATCGGCCCAGTTGAAGAAATGTCCGGCCAATACGATTATGAGTGCGGCTTTTGTGGCAGCAACATATGATCTGCCTATTGACAGTAACTTGGGATTTGCGGCCATCGTGCCTTACAACAATAGTAAGTATAACCCGCAGACAAGAACGTGGGAGAAACACATGGAAGCGCAATTCCAGATGATGTACAAAGGCTTCATCCAGTTGGCAATCAGATCTGGATATTATGAAAAAATGAATTGCTCGGTCGTCTACAAGGACGAGCTGGTTTCATACAATCCGATTACTGGAGAGGTTGAGTTCGTAAATGACTTTTCAAAGTGCACACAGAGACTGGAAGGAAAAGAGGATAATATCGTTGGGTATTATGCCTGGTTCCGGCTGCTTACCGGATTTAAAAAGGAGCTGTTCATGACTACCGCGGAGGTTGAGAATCATGCTCGTACATATTCGTCCGCATATAGAAACGACATTGAAAATGGCAAAAATGGAAGTAAGTGGACAACAGATTTTAAGGCCATGGCTCTGAAAACGGTTATCAAACTGATCCTCAGCAAATGGGGTATTTTATCTGTTGATATGCAGCGGGCTATCCAGGATGACCAGAAAGTTTATTCGGAAGATGGAAGCGCAGAGTATGCAGACAATAAGCCTGATCTCATCGAGCCGCAGGATCCTTTCCAGATTACCGACGGCAGTAATGATGGCGGCGAAGATGATGCCGAAGAAATTGATATTACTCAGTAGCGAGGTAGAGCAGATATGGAATTATCGTCTGAGAATTATTACAGCAAGGAAGCCAATCTGGAATACATGTCGGTATCGCTGTTCAAAGATTTTAATGGAACCTATGGAAAACTGGCATGTGAGTATGCAGCGCTTGAAAAGCTTTATGGAAGATGGATCCCGGAGAAGACCACTCCGCTTTTGGTTGGGAGTTACGTAGATTCCTACTTTGAAGGAAGCCTTGAAAGTTTCAAGGCAGAGAACCCGGATATTTTTACACAGAGCGGCGGCCTCAAGTCGGCTTACAAAAAAGCCGAAGAGATCATAGCCCGTATTGAGCGGGACTCGTACTTTATGAAATATATGGCTGGTGAGAAGCAGCGGATTATGACTGGTGAAATCGGCGGCGCAAAGTGGAAAATCAAGATGGATAGTTACATTGAGGGCGTAGCCATCGTTGATCTTAAAGTAATGGCGTCCATCACAGATTTGAAATGGGTGAAGGATATCGGCTACCTAGATTTCGTCCGTTATTGGGGATACGACATTCAGGGAGCTGTTTATCAGGAAATTGTTCAGCAGAATACCGGGAAACAGTTACCATTTTACATTGCTGCAGCAACAAAGGAAAATGAGCCGGATATACGCATTATACAGATTACCCAGAACTATCTTGATGAGGCATTACAGGTTGTTAAAGCAAACCTTCCGAGAGTGCTTCGGGTGAAGAATGGAGAAGCCAGCCCGGACCGATGTGATGTTTGTGATTGCTGTCGGCATAACCGGATTCTGACACATCCTATCTCGATCAATGATCTCACAGCAAGTATTTAAACATGGCCTGCCAGGAATGGTGGTGATGAAATGGCATGGATAAGCGTGCATGAGCAGGTCATTGGGAAGAAGCTGAGGAGCCTTGCGAAGGAGATCGGCTGCAGCCAGAATGAAGCTCTTGGGTTGCTTGTACGCCTTTGGCTGTGGGGAATCAATAATGCAGATAAGGAAGGGCGCATTGTCGGAGCTGATAAGGATGACATTGCGGAAATGCTTACTGCCGGAATTGGGAGCGGAATCTATCCTGAAAACGCAGTTGATGCCATGATATCTACTGGTTGGATTGATGATGAATCCGGGCTGTATATTCACGATTGGTCAGAATGGCAGGAACAGTGGTATAAGGCCATTAAGATCAGGGAGGACGCTGCCAGAAGAAAAAGGGCAGAGCGGGAGCGGAAACGCAGCGCAGCTTCAGAGCAAAAGCCAGATGCTGAAAAACAGGATTTGCCGTCACCCAAACTCAATGTTCTGCCAGAAGAACCGGTCAGGGCAGCTCCGGCGTATACGAAAGATTTTGAAGAGTTTTGGAAAATTTATCCAAGGCATGTAGGCAAGGGAGAGGCTTATAAAAAATATAAGGCCAGGTTAAATGATGGTTGGAGAGAGTCGGAGCTTCTTGAAGCTGCCGCGGCGTATGCAGAGAAGTGTTCCAGGGAGCGGACTGAACAGCAATATATAAAGCATCCGAAAACATTTCTTTCCGAAAGCACTCCGTTTGCTGATTATATTAAAAGCACGGATAGCAAAGAAGAGCACCACGATGTAAGTGATGATGACCCGTTTAAAGATTGGAGGCAGTGATATGGCAGAAAGAAAGTATTTTGTTGGTGAAGACGGATGCCAGTACTGTTTAACCTGCGGAGAGCGGGTTGAACGAGAAATCAGTTTTCCGGTGATGGATGGATCTGGCCGGCTTGTTAAACGGAGGGTTCATTGCACATGTTTGTGTGAGCGGGAAGCACAGGAAAAAATCAATGCCAGAATGCGTTTTGAGGATGAGATGCGCAGAGTTGATGAGCTTCGCCGGATGTCCCTTATGGATTCTCGTTTGAGAAAAGCTGATTTGTCCACTTACAAGGTAGATCAGGAAAATGAAAAGCTGTTTCGGATTGCTGGTAACTACATAAAGAAATTCGATGTGATGTTGGTTGAAAATCAGGGCCTTTTGATTTATGGCCCTGTTGGGACAGGAAAGAGCTATACCGCGGCGGTAATTGCGAATGAGCTTATCAACCGGCAGTATTCGGTTATTATGACATCGTTTGTAAAGCTGCTGCAGGAAGTTAGCGGATTTGATACTGATGGAGAAGAATATATTGCCCGGCTGAATCAGGCAAAATTACTCATCATTGACGATCTCGGAACAGAGCGGAGCACTGATTATGCGCTCGAAAATGTGTACAACATCATCGACAGCCGGTACCGCTGTGGGAAACCGCTTATCCTTACAACCAACCTGGATCTTCAGCAGATGAAAGAGTGCCAGGATATCCGGTACAGCAGAATTTATGACAGAATTTTTGAAATGTGTTACCCGGTAAAGGCAGAGGGTCTGTCTTGGAGAAAGAAGGAGGCTGCCGGAAGGTATAAAGAAACAAAGAAACTTTTGGAGGCGTGATATTATGGAAAATGGCAAGGCTATGGAACTCAGAATTTACAATCAGCAGGATCGGCTTGATGTCGCAGGAATCCTTATCAAAAATGGTTATACGGTGTCGCAGCGCAAGGAGCGCCGGACACCAACCGGGAAGACGTATGACTATTATCTACAGGTGAAGGAAGAGGCCGAGAATGCTGACACGGCAAAGTAGGAGGATAAGCAGACATGCAGATGAGTGATCTGGAAATCGTTAATAAGTTCAAAAAGGCGGATAATAAGGTCGGTCATATTACGATTCTCGCGCAGCTTAACGGTTGCCCTGAGGATACAATCAGAGAAATTTTACGCAAGGGCGGGATCCCGGAAACTGAAATACCGATGCCTAAAAGCAAACGGAAGACCAGCAACCGAAATACTGCGCCGGCAAAAGAAAAAGTTGATGAAAGCGTTAAGGATGGATCTGTTTTTGAGGAGGAACCGAAGCTCACCGAGGAAGAGCAGAGAATGCTTGATAAAGCACTTTCGATTCCTACTCCTGTAGCCGATGCAGTTCTCGCACGACTGAACAAGCTGAAAAATAAAATCCAGAAATATGAACAGGAATGCGAGACTCTCGAAGCATTTCTTGAAGGAGAGATTTAATGAGCACAACCGTCATATTTACAGTTCCCGGCGAGCCAAAGGGAAAAGGTCGACCAAGGTTTGTGAAAGCCACTGGGCGGGCAGTTACACCGAAAGATACAGCCAGTTATGAAAATTTGGTCAAACTTGAATATGCGTCTCAGTGCGGAGATTTCCGCTTTCCGGATACTGCCATGCTTGATATGAGGATCAGGGCGTATTATTCCATACCGAAATCAGCATCAAAAGTTAAAAGATATGATATGCTCAATGGTCTTATCCGACCGACAAAAAAGCCGGATATGGACAATGTGGTAAAGGTGATTGCAGACAGCTTGAATCAACTTGCTTATCGGGATGATACGCAGATTGTTGACTGCCAGTGCCGGAAATTTTATTCAGATAGACCAAGAGTTGATGTAGTTATTGCACAAGTAGGAGAATGAGGAACATGGAAGAATTATCACTTAAAATCAACCATCCGGATGATGGAAAATTTTTGCAGCAGATTGGTTGGAATAAAGAGCAGATTACGAAATATGTCTCTGAGGTCACCGATCAGTACAAAGGGATTGCATACACTGACGAGCAGATTCCAGATGCAAAGAAAGATCGGGCTGCCCTCAATGCCCTTAAAAAGAACATTTCAGACGGAAGAATCCAGGTTAAAAATGCACTGATGGCTCCGTACTATGCGTTTGAGAGCGAGGTCAAAGAGGTTGTTGCTTTGATTGATGAGCCGATTTCACTGATAGACAAGCAGGTTGCTGAGTATGAAGAGAAAGTCAGGGATGAAAAAATGGAAGAACTCCGTTCGTATTTTGATCAGAAAATCGGGGTGCTGGCCGAAAAGCTTTCGTTTGATATGATTTTCAATACTAAGTGGCTGAACAAATCTGTTTCACTCAAATCCTGTAAAGAGGAGATCGATAAAGCAATCCTTCGCACAGATACGGATCTCAGAACCATTGATACGATGGTTGAGGAGAAATACAGAGCATATGCCGCAGACTATTACCTGCAGAACGGAAGAGATATAACCGCCGCTCTCAACAAAGCCGGAAGAATGAAAGAAATTGATCGAAAGGCCGAGCTTGAGAAAGCTGCCAAAGAAGAGGCGGAAGAACGAAGGAGAGAGCAGGAAGCAGCAAAAACCGCAGAAAGCATTAAATCACCAGTTGAAGCAGAAACAATGCAGGAAACGGATAAAAATGTCCAGAACAGCGAAGAAACTGCACAGATTCAGCCAGAAACTGCACAAGTTCAGCCGGAAACTGCACGGACTCAGTCAGAAAGCACTCAGACAAATGGAGAAAAGCCTGGCATTACGGATCCATTTGCGGATAAGGAAGCTGATATGAAGATTTACAAAGCATCCTTTACTATCCGCGGGACCAAATCTCAGATACTGGCAGTGAAAGAGTTCATGATGAAGAACAATATTCAGTTTGGAAAGGTGGAAAAATAATGGACGCATATCAGCAGGAATTACATATTGAGGACGAGCTGCTTTCTGGCATGAGAGCTGATGCCAACGCAGTACTGCAGAAACTGTTACAGAATATGGTTGAGAAAGACAGTCTGGAGGGCAAACTGACAATTTCTCTTGAAATCAGCCTTGCTCCAGAATGGATCCCCAATAATGATCCGCTCATCGAGGGAAGTACCAGAAAAGTTCTTACTCCTACGTTTTCTCACAAGGTGGGATCCATGATGCAGATCAAGAAAGAAGCAAAAGGCGGAAAGATTTGTGACGGCTATGAACTGGTATGGGATGAAGAAAGAAAAGAATACGTTCTGCGGCCAATTGCCAATACTCAGCAGATGACTATTTTTGATACTGATTTTCGACAGGTTGACGATGAAGCCGGTTCCGAGCATGCAGCCATTGAAGGGAATGCATTTGTAGCCCTTCCGGCTCCGGCAGATGGCAATGAATCTGCAAATGATATTTCGGATGAGTTCGGTGCTAACGATTCTGGCAGTGATGACGATTACCCATATATTGATTAAGTGGAGGATAAAACAAAATGGATAAATCTGAAAAAGAAATTACTGTGACAAAGGCAATCAATCCGGTCGATGGTCCGGTCGATGGCGTGATGATTGACACGGAATGCATCAGGACTGATTTTTCTCCTGAAAATGAGCAGGAGTTTACACAGAATGATGCCACAAAAGCGCACATTTCTGCGAGCGTAGAACTTGGGGTATTTTCAATCAGAGATATGAGTACCGGCACAATGCTTACCGTATCACTCATGGAAGCTGCCAGTGCTGTCGCAGAAGCCATTGAAAACTCAAAGGGGCTTGATTTGCAGGAATCTACATTAGAGAGCTGATTTAGGGTGTGAAATAGAAACTGCGCATAGAAACAATCGGCTGCCGGATTGTTGCGATAGATCTGGCAGTCGGAATTAAATGAAAGGAAGGAATATGAGCTATAGTGTATTGGCATCAGTATGCCGGAATTGCCCTGAAGAGAATACATGCACTTATAAGTTGATGGAGGCGGTTGCAGAGTGTGAAAATGTTGATGTTCCGTTGCTTTGTGAGAGGATGAACGGTCCGCTCATCTCATTTCCCTATAAAGATGAGTTACAGAAAGAACTATCCAAGGCGCTTACTACAAATCCCATGATGTTTGGCGCCAAGTAATGGAGGATGTATGAGAACTTTACCAATTCTGTTTAATAGAGAAATGGTCCGGGCGATTCTGGACGGGCGAAAGACCTGTACGAGACGAGCTGTTAAGCTGCAGTGGCATGCTTGCGAGAGTTGCATGCACATTCATAATGAGTTTTTGTACGATTCAAAAAGCAATGTTGTTTATTGCGCAAGATGTGGAGAACCATTAAGTCCGGTTAGGAAGCCGCCATATCGGCCGAGAGATATCTTATATGTGCGTGAAACATGGACGGAGGAATGCGGAAAATATTACTATCGCGCAGACTATGACAGCGATTATTTAGATCCATGTGAAACTTTATCTGGTGGCTATCCTGCAAGTTGTAGAAATCATCCTGGATGTTATGGGTGTACAGCAACTTCGACGAGAATACACTGGCATCCGTCCATCTACATGCCGAAAGAAGCAGCACGAATTTGGTTACAGGTGACCGATGTATGGGTGGAGCGGTTGCAGGATATTACGCCGAAGGACGCTGAAAACGAAGGCGTCGGAAATCTTTTTTATGAGGATATCGGATACAGTGGCAAAGATTATGGAACAGAGGTAGATCCAGAGTACGGAATTGCTAAGGAACAATTTGCTTGGCTTTGGGATTCCACCATTAAGAAAGCGGATCTTGACTGTTATGGTTGGGATGCGAACCCGCGGGTTTGGGTAATTGAGTTTGAGCGTTGCGAGAAGCCGGCAGGACCATGGGATTAAGCTATTGGATTATGAATGGAGGATACAAGGTCAGATATGAAAGCAATAGGAACTGGAAAGTTTGATAAAAATGGTTATGAAATGCGGGTAGGTGATATTGTTCATTTCCGCTGCTCCGGTTTATGTGGGCGCGGTATTGTATTTCTGGCAAATGAACCGGATTCATTGAGTGCTGATTTGTTCCGGATTAGGGATACTAGGGAGAGAAAAAACAATGGAAGAATCTATCCATATTACTCAGATGCAGTGTACCGCATTGATGGTCATGTGGATGAGAACTAAATTAAGATTTGGAGGTCATAGATAAAGATGGGAATTAATTTAAGCACTAAATCGGTATCAGAAATGGACATGCTCGAACTGCCATATAATGATTGCTATGTGAAAGACCGGCAGGCAATGTACAGAGACTACGATACAGATATGTCAGCCAGAAACCTGATCAGAGCGGCTTATAAGGCCAGAAACGAGGATATGCCGCCGGAGTTCTACACGGATGATGAGACATTTGATGAGATCATTTACGATAACCTGCAGTTTGGCATCGATACATTTGACGGTCTCATGGCTATGCTTTATCGGCAGCTTTGGTCTAAGGCAGAGATGCGAGAGGTGTTGCTGGATATATCAAAAATCTATGATATTACGGAGTTTATTTAAGAGATTTGGAGAAAGTGGATATGGCGAAAACAGTTGAGTTTAATATAAGAGTAACAATGAGTGAAAGATGGGTTAATGATTTTTGCTCGATGTTACATTGGATGGAAAGTTGTGGGAAAATAGGTCATTCGTCTATGGTTGAATTTTATTCTGATGGCGATGGTGATTTTAGACCTACATTTGAGTTTGACAGAAAATATGAACAGGTAGAAGCTAAATGGAAAACAGTAGACAATTCATTACCCGATGCAGAAGTGCTTTTTGATGCAGGTTAAGATTTGGAGCGCAAAATATGAAAAGTTTACAATTATATGTATGCGACCATTGCGGTACGCAGTACAAAGACAAAAATGAGTGTAAGCAGTGCGAAAGTAACCATAAGTCTGCACTGGAAATCCATGACATGAGGTTTCACGCCTGCATGGATAGCATCAATTATCCGGACAAAGTGGAATTAAAAATGGCAGACGGTAAGATGATCTGGTACCATCGGTAAACTGAAATTTTGGTTTGACAAAAAAGAAAAGCCACCTCAATCATTTATGAGGCAGCTCAACGACCTATGAGCATTATATCTTAAAATAAATGATCGGTCAAGGAGGATGGCAGGATGGATGGCAGCGAAAAATACATATTATCGCAGGATCAGTTGAATCAGATTGCAGCTATTGCAAGCAGAGCAGGGGTTAAAGCATATAAGGATGAGCGGGCCAAAAACGAAAAGAAGAAATCCAGAAATGAAGATAAGGTGAGGCGGACCAAAAAGATGCTGAGTTCGTACCGCCGGATGAAAGCCACGCTGTCCGAGGAACGGGAATTTACTGAGGCAGAAAAAATAGAGCTGCGGTGGCGCTTTATTGAGGACCTTATGGGAAATTCCAATGAGCTGGTCAGCAAGTCGGAAACGGTTATCATCGACCAGGAAAAGAAGCGGCAGGAAAATCTTTATTGCATTCAGAGCATAGAGAATGCGATCAGGCTTTACCAGGAAGAATGTGAAAAATCTTCCAGTGAAGAGGGAAAGCGTAGGTTCCGGGAACTGTATGCCATGTATATTGCTGATGAGGCGAAAAGCGTGAAGGAGATTGCTGAGACCGAAAATATCAGTGAGAAAATCGTCTACAGGGATCTCGGAATAGCGTGCAAGATTATTGCCGTATATTTGCTCGGAATGCAGTAAATAAAGGCATCCTGCGGCTATGCGGAACTCATATAGATGGATGAATTGGAAAGTGAGAAAAAAGTGAGGTTGTATTTGGAAAATTCCAATGTTAATATGGTATCAGCCAACAGAAAACCATAACGTCACCAGAAAAGCCATGTAATTTTCTTCCCAAAAGTACATGAAAAGGGCTGGGCGAGCCGGTCTTTTTCTGTGACCTTAGCGAACACGGTAAAAGCAGTCATGATCTCGAAAGAGAGTGGCTGCTTTTTCGTTGCTGAAAATTCACTGATTTTGATTCAGTGGAATGGAATCACAGGCTGCAATGATGGTTGGACACAGTTCATTGTATGACAGCGGCTTGCATAATTCACGGACCCGTTTGAGGGAAATTGTCTTTTGCTTACACAGTTGAGAGTCGGCCTCGATTTTGTATGTAGGCAAGACATAGAATTCCCACCACGACAGGTCGAGAATATTTCTCCTCCGGTCAGTTGCAGTGTATAGCGTAAAGACATAGATATCATTATTACGCTGACGATCTGCAGATTTTGGATAATCTCCTGTTTCATCAGGAATTTTTGCCGGAGCAATGCTGAAATTTGCACGATCTGGGTGTTTGATATCCCAGGCCTGGACAAAGGCCGCTGATTTCACCTCAAGCCGCGCTGCTTTTCCTGTTGATTTGATGATTGGTCCCTCAAGGTCATACGGCTCGGTGCCGGTACCGGTTTCTGATCTGGTTGGAATGTTGCCATCCTCCAGCGCGCAGCGAACGATAAACTCTGCGAAAGTTCCTCGCTGCATGTTGTGTAGGATGTTTGAGTACGCCCATTGCCAGAAATTTTGCATGGTGTATGGCATGTACTTACCGTCATTAATAAGTTTTTCATCCCCGTTATACATGGTGCCACCTCCTGATTGTATGAATGCCACCATTATAACACGGAGGTGATGTTTGCATGGAAAGGTAGGATATTGTGGGAGAAAAAAGAATCGAAGTGCTTAAAATGAAAGTTGGCGATTTGAAGCACAATTTTGGTAATCCACGAAAAATTACAAAGAAAAAAGCCGAAGAACTTGAACGGTCCATGGACATGTTTGGGGACTTCGGCATTTTTTTAGTGGACGAACATGACAATGTTATTGCAGGAAATCAGAGATCCATCATACTTGAAAGACGGGATCCAGATATAGAGGTCGATGTGAAACGTCTGATCGGATATACAGAAGCAGAACTTCGGTCCATCAATATTATGGACAATACGCACGCTGGTGAGTGGGATTTGGAACTGCTGGCTGATTGGACGGCAGACCTGAATCTGGATCTTGGAGTTGATCTGAATAATGATAATCCTCAGGAGAGAGAAATCGAGGATATGGAGTTGATTCGGTATGAAAAATACAATTATGTCATGATCGTATGCAAGAGCGAGATTGATTATAATGATCTGGTTCGGAAACTTGGCATTGAGGGCCGGAAAGTGGCAGTGACCAAAAAAAGAAAAATTAAAGCGCGAGCCATTTGGTATGACCAGATGAAAGCGCAAATTATAGAAAAGCCAGAAGGTGAAGAAATCAATAAGGAGGAAAAACAGAAGAATGAAATATTTGATAGTGGCAGCACACCCGGATGATGAAGTGCTTGGCGCAGGAGCTATGATTCACAAAGCAATTAAGAGTGGCGATGAAGTTCGAATCTGCTTGCTTAGTAAATTTAGCCCAACTAGAGATGATAACCTTGAAAAAGGAATTTATGCGAGTCATTGTATACTTGGCATTGAAGAAGTGTATGCATATGATATTCCGTGCATGCAGTTCAAAGATGCCAGTCATCATAAAATTGTGTCTATGATTGAAGAGAGCATCTTTGACTATCAGCCAGACGTGCTTATAACCCACCATCCCGCCGATATCCATATCGACCACGGAATTACTGCCGAATGTTGCCTTGAAGCTGCAAAGTTGCCACAGAGACAGATTGTTTCAGTAGCCCCGATCAAAAAGGTCATGTTTATGGAAGTGCCATCGTCCACTGATTGGAATGTCAGTACTGCGAATGGACATTTTGTTCCAAACATTTTTTTCCCGGTTAGCGCCGATGATGTTGATGCTAAAATCAAGGCAATCGGAGTATACAAAGATGTCATTCGAAAAATGCCACATCCGCGCTCGGAAGAGGCGCTGAATGCCCTTTCTATTATGCGAGGAAGCCAGTGCGGGACCGAACGGGCCGAGGCGTTCCAACTTGCATTTTCCTTGGGGGTGTAGCTATGAAAGTGACGATACATCAACCTTGCTACATCCCGTATCTCGGAGTCTTTTATAAAATATGGCAGGCAGATTCCTTTGTTTATCTGGACGATGCTCAGTACAGCAATGGGTATGTGTTTGACTGGAATCGGATAAAAACACCGCAGGGGGAATGCCGGCTGAAAGTTCCAACGGCCAGAAGGTTTGGCCAGAAACTGACGGAGGTGTCCCCAAAAGATTTCCTGAAATGGAAAGATAAGCATTTGAAAACCATAGAAATGAATTACAAGAGGGCTCCCTATTTCGGGGAGTTTATTAATTTGTATGGAAGAGTGTTGATGGAAGACCATAAGAACTTGGCAGACCTGAATATTTCCATTATGGATATGATGATGGAATGGTTCCGCCTGGACAAAAAAGTCTATAGATCATCCGAAATGGGAATTGATGCGAGATCAGAAGCCAGGGTAATCGAAATCTGTAATCGCCTTGGGGCGGATCAGTACATATCCGGAACTGGTGGGAAAAATTATCAGGATCCAGAACATTTTTCTGCAGCCGGCTTGAAGCTGACATATGCGGAGTATATCCCGGTATCCTACCCGCAGCAGTGGAATGGCTTTAGAAAGAATATGTCTGCCATCGACTTTTCGATGAATTGCGGTCATGAAATTGACCGATATTTTTCCAGATGCAAAAAGAAGGAGGAGGCATTCCGGGAGGTTGGATGCCATGGATGATAACGAAGTAAGTCTCGGAATTTATGTGCAGTCATACCATCGGTATAACAAGATATTAACTCAGGATCTATTTGAACATTGCACATACGTTGTAAGGGCCAGTGAAGCTGAACTGTATAAGCAGGCTGGCGTAAGGAGCGTATGGGCCGCCCCAGATGATGAAGTGAATAATGCCATAAAAACATACTGGTGGATTGTGGATCATGCCCCGGAAGATATCATTTTTATTGCTGACGATGATATTGAGGATGTAATGTACCGACTGGATGATACAACTCGCCTGAATAAGGATAAGGAGACCATCACTGCAGAGGTTGAAAGGATCGCTCAGTTGATGGTGGATCTTAATGTTGGGTATGCCTGCATTGATGCTACGGGTGTACCGTATGGATATGACGGCGAGTTTGCATTCAAGGGAACCTCCGGCAGCATGAAGTGGGTATATAAACCGATTCTGAAAGCTCGGCCAGATGAAAAGTGCAAATACAATTATGATCTTGATCTTGTGCTTCAGGAATTGCTCTATAACCGCATTATCCTGAAGCCGCGGTATATCATTGGAAAAGATTTCCAGGATACCAACGCCGGAGGAGACAGTTCCAAAATGCGTCAGGATCAGATTGATAGCATTGAGAATATGAAGCGGAAATGGGGAAAATATTTCAAATATAATTACAAGAACAATAAGCCACAGATTAATGTCCCTCGGTAAAAATACTGATACATATTCAGTTCTTTTACCAAATCTTTTGACAACGGAAACGTAGGTGCTACGATACGATGTGCGTAAAATTACCGAAATTGAAGGGAGATTGATACTATGGCTTATGATTTATTAACGCTTCACGGGCACAATATGTACGATATGGCATCTATGCTGCAGAAGGCAATCAGGAGGAGCAATCCAAACCTGGCCGGATATGCAGCATATGAATTGTTCGGCGGTTACCATACTTACTTATGGAAGCGCTTGATCGTTATATCTGCGGAAGACTGTTACGGGATCATGACTAAGGAAATTGTTGCTTTGAAGATTGCAGATGATACCGTGAATAAGGGGCGCAAAGGATATGATAAGGATCCGCTGTTTGTAGCAAAGGCTGTTACCCTGTTGTGCATGGCACGAAAGAACCGGGACGCCTGCTATGTTGCGTGCAATTTTATGTTGCCGGATCGGATTCTTGATGAGAGTGAGATTGAGCATGTGGATATTACGCAATGCCATCTCGGAGTTGAAGGTATCCCGGATTGGGTATTTGATGTTCATACCCTTACTGGTAAGAAAAACGGTAAAACAGATCTGGATATGACAATCGAGGAGCAGTTAGCTCTTGAACCTAAGCAGCTCTCTTTGTTTGATGAATGCTCATGGGAGAATTATTACACATGGGCCAGAAGCGAGGGAAAAGTAGGGGACAAGGAGTGGTTGGATTTCCAGCAGTTCAAAAAAGGCCGGAAGCTGGAGCCGGACTCCTACCAGTAAAATATCCGTACTTTAACTGAAATCATTATTGACATACGAAACGTAGGTGCTACGCTACGCGCACGATCAAAACAGAAAGGCGGTAGCACCTATGAAAGTGTATCGGTTATATGTAGATGATGAATGTGTTGGAACTTATGGAGATGGCCCGGCAGCCAAAATGGCAGCAATGTTTGCTATGAGTGATTGGTTCGCTGCATGATATGATGCAGACCGGTGCCGGATCGAATACGAGGAGTTCTGATATGGTAAAGAAAACAGACATTGTAAGAGCAGCGGTGCAGTCCGGAGAGATGAAGAAAGCCCTTCGGATTGCAAAAGACTTCCGGATCAATGTGACGAAGGAACAGAGAGAGAAGATGTCCCGGGCATATGAGTGTATGGTACACCCGGAGTTCTTCCGACAGATAGGAATTGACATCCCGGCAGCGATAGCGGAGGGGGAATCAGTAGTAAGGTGTTTATATGGGGCGTAGGTGCCCGGATTTGAATATTGAATAAAATATCATTGAGACTCAGAAAAAGGCAGCGAGAAGCCTTATCTGAGTCTTTTTGGCGTTTATAGGAAGGTGGTGAGACAGATGTGGCACAGAGCGACTTAAAGCCGATACGAACCACGGAAGAAGCAAAGAAGCGGGGCAGGAACGGCGGGGATCAAGTCTGGAGAAGTCCGGCGGGCAAAGAAGAACATGCGCGAGACTGCAAAAACTCTCATGCAGATGGCAGTTGTCGGAGAAAAAAATCAGAAGAATCTGGAAGCCTTCGGCATTCCGAAGGAGGATCAGAATTACCAGACCGCTGTTGTTGTACGGTTGCTGCAGAAAGCGCTTGTCGAAGGTGACACATCATCCACCCGGCTGCTGGCAGAACTTACCGGAGATTTGAACCGGTTTGGATTCTTGAATGATGACGATGAAGATCTTGCAAAGATCGAGTTCCCTACGATTAATCTTCCAGACAACGGCAGAGATCGGAGAAATGCCAATGAATTGACACCGCAGGCCGGCCCTCAAACTATGTTCATGGCATCCTCGGCAGATATTGTTGTATACGGCGGTGCTGCCGGAGGCGGTAAGACGTATGCGCTACTTCTGGAAGCTCTACGGCATAAAGATGTGAATGGGTTCGGTTCTGTTATATTCCGACACAACTACAACCAGATCACCGCGGAGGGCGGCCTGTGGGACGCCAGTCAGAAGATCTTCGGACAGGTCCCGGATGCCCACCCGAGGAAGTCTCCGAAACTGCATTGGAGATTTGATGGCGGGGCAAAGCTGACGTTCGCCCACATCGAGCGAGATGATGATCTGCAATCCTGGATGGGTACGGAGATCTGCTACATCGGATTCGATGAGCTGACTCATTTCACAAAGCATATGTTCCTATACATGTTGTCCCGTAACCGAAGCACATGCGGTGTCCGGCCTTATGTCCGAGCAACATGTAACCCGGATGCGGATAGCTGGGTAAAGGATCTGATTGCCTGGTGGATTGACCAGGATACCGGTTACCCAATTCAGGAGCGCAGCGGACAGATAAGATGGATGATTGTCATGAACGACGTCATCCATTTTTTTTCGTCCAGAGAGGAAGCTGTCCGGTATGCTATTGATTCTGGGATGACGGAGCAGGAGGCAGAAAGAACGCCGAAGAGCTTCACTTTCATAGCCAGTTCGATCGAGGATAATAAAAAGCTGTTGGAAGCCAATCCGGAGTACATGGCCAACTTGAGAGCGCTTACTGAAGTAGACATGGAACGACTGCTAAAAGGAAACTGGAAGATTAAGGCATGTGCAGGAAAGTACTTCTTGAGGACCCAGATTACACTTATTGATGCTGTTCCGAACGACATTATCATGTGGTGCCGTGCATGGGATTTGGCTGCAACAGATGAAGATGAGGACGGGGATGCTGATTTCACCGCCGGAGTGCTGATGGGACTGCGAAAGCAAGGAACGGTTGTTGTTCTTGATGTCATTAATCAGAGAATCAAAGCCGGTGATGTGCAGAAGCTTGTGTATATCACATCCGTTCTTGACCGACAGAAATATGGTTTCCAATATGTTGTTCGGGTACCGCAGGATCCGGGCCAGGCAGGAAAAGTTCTGGCAGGACAGTATATTAGATTGCTGGCTGGACTCAATGTTAAGACCTTGCCGGTTTCTGGAAGCAAGGAGTTGCGGGCAACGCCTTTCGCCGCGCAATGGCAGAATGGAAATGTTGAAGTGCTGAAAGCTGACTGGAATGAGATGTATTTTTCGCAGATGGAATCATTCCCGGAATCCAAGCACGATGACATGGTTGACGCAAGTTCAGATTCGTTTGATGAGCTTACGAGCAACGGATTTGATATAGAAAATCTCTTGTAGGAAGGAGGATAAGAATTGGAGAATGAAGATAGCTTAAAGCTGAAACAGCATATGGAGCGGCAGCGTGGGGCTGCCATCATTGATGAAACAAAGAATGGCTTCCGGCAGGACGGATACTCGAATATGCTCAATAAGTATGGCACGACACAGGACAATTCCACTGCGTATCAGTACAATGCTGAACCGTTCGTTGATGATATGGAGCTCACAAGGCTGTATGAAGGGAACGGGCTATTCGCGAAAATCATTGATCGTCCTTCCGAAGAGGCTGTTAAGCATGGCCTTGATATTGATTTCGGCGATAAAGATGTTGCTGAATATGTAGATGAACGGCTGGATGATCTTGATTTTGAGGAAAAATTTGCAACGGCTGAGAAATGGGCGCGTCTTTACGGGGGCGCAATCATTGTCATGTTGGTGGATGATGGCGGAGGACTTGATGATCCGCTTGATTTCAGAAATGCAAGAAGCATTGAGGAACTCATGGTGTTTGAGAGGGCCGTTGTGCAGCCGGATTATACCGCACTTTACAATTTCAATTTCATTGATCCTGGCAGACGACATGCACCACTTGGAGAGCCGGAATACTACATGGTGTTCAGTACATATGGATATTTCCGGGTGCACCGGTCGAGATGCCTGGTGTTTCGGAATGGCAGGCTGCCGGAACAGACCTCGAATGCGCTTTACCGATTCTGGGGAGTACCGGAATACGTCAGGATCAAAAGAGCGCTGCGGGAGTGCATTACCTCCCATGAGGACGGTGTAAAACTGTTGGAGCGGTCGGTACAGGCAATTTACAAGATGAAGAACCTGGCAAATCTCTTAAGCACGGAGGACGGCGAAAACAAGGCAATACAGAGGCTCCAGGTCATTGATATGGCCCGGGGCATTTTAAATTCTATTGCCATTGATGTAGATGGAGAGGACTATGATTTCAAGACCCTGCAGATGTCTGGTGTAAAGGATGTCATAGATGCCACCTGTAATATGCTGTCTGCCGTTACGAACATTCCGCAGACCATTTTGTTTGGCAGGTCCCCGTCTGGTATGAATAGTACCGGCGAGTCGGACATGGAGAACTACTACAACATGGTTGAGAATATCCAGAAGCAGAATATGAAAAAGAATGCCAGGACTGTCATTGAACTGGTGCTGAAACAGGGAAAATTTGATGGCAGCATCTCGGACGCTCCAAAGTTCAAGATGAAGTTCGCTGCGCTCTGGTCCACGTCTGAAACCGAACAGGCAGATGTTGATAATAAGAATGCCAATACGGATCTTATCAAGGCTCAGACCGCTCAGATTTACATGGACGGCAATGTTCTGGATCCTGCAGAAGTGAGAAATGCCCTTGCAAATGAAAGAAAGTTTAATATTGATGAGGTGCTGTCGGACGATCAGCTGGATGTTCCCGATGACCTGTTTGATATTAAGCCGGATGGTGTTATTGGCATATCATCGACAGACATGCCGAACAATGACGCTGAAAGTTCGGAAATCAGGCCAGATACTATTACTGTGAACTTAGAGGATAATAATGTTGAGAAGCAGCCGGCCACCATCAATGTTCGGATGGATGGCAAGGACACTGATTTCGGCGCTGCTGTTCTGATTGTGAAAGATGGAAAGATTTTGGCTGCTGACCGTGGGGACGGCGAAGGCCTTTGTGGACCCGGCGGACATATTCAGGATGATGAAACAGTTGGAATGGCAGTTGCCAGGGAAGCCCAGGAGGAGTTTGGCATTGTTCCTTTAAACCTTCTTCCTTTGGGTTATTACCAAGGCAGCCCAGGGCGGTATTCGCCCTCAATTCTGTATTTTACAGACCAGTTTGAAGGAACTCCTACACCGGACGATGATGAGATGAAAAATGCAAGGTGGATGACGCTTGAAGAACTGGAGAACGCAGATCTGTTCCCACCATTCGAGGAATCCGTAAAAATGCTGATTAACCTATTGACTGCCAGGGATCCCACTGCTACGATAACGTCAGAGGATGGTGGACCTTGATCTGGAAATTTTGGACACAGCGGACGACCAGGAAAAGCCGGAGGATCCAGCGGAGGATCGCCGAAGGTTGATTATAAGGCTGCCCGGGAATACACAAAACAGGTCAAAGGAACGGTTGCTGAGAATGGAATTACGGTGAAAAATGTAAGTCCTCATGCCGGTTATCGAATGAAAGAGCGTAATATCAGCCCAGAAGATTTGAAACTGGATTTAACGAATCCAGACGCAACCTATCCAGGCAACCAGAAGAATAAGAGTGCCACTTGCTTTCAGCGCGGAAAGGACCGGATCGTTCTGAGTGCTGATGGTGTTGTAATAAGCACGATAGATCTGGAGGATGATTAAATGCTGAATTTGACAGATAAGCAGATTGAATTTCTGGAAAAGGAGATTGGGACGAAGAAAGCTGATTTGGAAAACGTTGATAAGGAAGGGTGGAGGGCAATTCGGGAGAAATGCTTTGACATATCTGTTGATGAGCTCCTTGATGAAGGCGGAAATGCTGTTGAAACGGTGAGTTCCAGATGCATGATGGCAGAAAGCATTGCAGATCTTAAATACAGCCAGTTGTATGTATAGTATGATGAATGACCAGGGCGAGTAAAATCGCACCTGGTTTTTCTTTGCCCAAATATCCGTAAAACTATTGACATGATAGGTGACTCTGCTACGATACGTCCACGATAAAACACAGGAGGTAATCGGATATGAGTAAAATGGATGGATTAAGCCGGGAACAGCTTGAAAAGATGGCAGACGGCCTTTCGAGTGTTCTCCTTGGATTTGTTGATGCCGACACTGCGGAGAGAATTTTGAGAGCGGAAGGTTTTGAAACAGAGGAGCTGGAAGCAATCGGTTTCGATGTGGAGGTGTAGTTGATGGCCGGGAAGAAAATTTGCTTCAGCGACACAGAGTTGGCCCAGATGTTCAGTGACTATGTAAACCGTATGCAAGGCGAGGAACGGCACACCGCGGCGGCCTGTAAGGAAGTAGATGATTTTGATACATGCTGTCAGAGTGAGTTCCCGAATAATGTCAGGCTGCAGGGACTCATGTGGGACAAGATGATGAATGCTGCTGTTGAATACGAGGAGAGTGGATTCATTGCCGGTTTCAAAATTGCGGCAGCTCTCATATTGGGGCAGGAGGAGTATTTACCTGAACCAACCAACATTTCCACACCTAAGCCGGAATCAAGGCTGCCAGAAGCAGAACAGAAGTCACATTGCAATAATGATGACACCCAGGGGCCAGATAAGTATGTTGATACAAAACAGCTGGCAAAAATGTTCGGCCGGACCAATTTTAAGATGTGCCGGACGATAAGCAAGACGGTATTGCCGTACCTGCCGGATGATGAACGGGGCTGCATTGTTGCTGTCCGGGAGAAAGAACGGAACCAAAAAGAACAGGTCATTTTCCGATTGAATCTGAATGGCTGCAAAAGGTTCCTGGAGGTGTGCAAGGACCGGCAGCATAGGCAGTTGGCGAATTTCATTGTTGGAGCAGAGCTGCTTAAACAGGAAATGGAAAAGATATGGTGCAATGATTGCGGACGCAGCATTGCATGAATCATTTTGTATAAAACGGTTAGTGTTTGACACTGGCCGTTTTTTGTTACCCATTGCCGGAGGAGGTGGTGAGAGATATGGATTGGATGATGATGCAGAAGATCTCAGCTGCACGGGTGAAAAAGAAATTCGGAAGTCATAAGGTTCTGTACAGTAAGTACACGCCGCAGATTCCGGCATCCGCTGAACGGGAGTATGTGAGAATCTGCGATGCTTATATGCTCATTCTGAAGACAGAATTGAAAAACGAACTGCCAAAGCTGAAAAGGGCGTATGAATCAAGCCTTGTGGATGAGCAACAGAGATACCGCAGTGATGGCTTTACAGATCTGATGCTTGCTGTTGACCGGCTGTTTGCTGGGATGAAGAATCGGATCAATGCCAATACTCTTGGTTTTGGTCTGCGGAAGAAGCTTGAATCCCTTGCAAATCTTAACCGGAAGCTTACGGTTAAGGAATGGAAGAAAGCAATTAAGGCCACGCTCGGAATCGATATCCGGGAGGATTATTACCTTGGAAATTTTTACGAGGACCAGCTGGAAACCTGGGTCAATCAGAATGTTGATCTCATTAAAACAATCCCAGCTGACGCGCTGGATAGGATGCGGGACATTGTATATGACGGCTTCGCTGATGGAAAAGCCACCGCCAGGATCACGAAGGAGATCCTTGCAGCCTATGATACTGGAAAGCGTCACGCTGAGTTCATTGCCCTGGACCAGACAGCAAAACTCAATGGACAGATCCAAAGGGCACAGCAGACGGATGCCGGAATCAATCAGTATATTTGGTCTACGGTGAAAGATGAGCGTACCAGGAAGAGCCACCGGGAGCTTGATGGGAAGAAGTTCAGCTGGGATGATGCCCCGGTAAATTCAGACGGGAGAAAGTGCCATCCGGGAGAAGACTATGGATGCCGTTGCATTGGCAGGCCAGTGTTTAATCTGGAAACATTGAATCTTCCGGTCGAAGAAGGAGTGTAGTTCTTATGAATCGGGAAGGATATGCTGATCGAACAGCAGAAGATGCTATTGATAGTGTCATGAAGGAAAGAAAAAGGCGTTCAAATAAACCATGTAGCAGTTCAAAACATATGGATGGGACATTTTCTCATAAGAATACGTTCAAAGGCTCATCGAAGCCACAATGAAGGGAGAAATGGATTGGAAAAACTTCATAGAGTAATCAGATTTGACAGTATCCCTGCTCAGGACATTGGAGTTGATGAGCAGGGATTTTTACATGATATCCCGATCGTAACATCGACCGGGATTTTTGAGTATAAGAAACCGGATGGAAGCGTCCGGCGGGAGCTGCGGCTTCCGGAATATGTTTTTTCCGAAGAGTCGCTTGCGTCATATGAAGGCAAGCCGATCATCATTACGCATAATGCCGGAAGCATTGACAAAGAGAATGTCATGAACGAAATCGTTGGAACGATCCTCAGTAAAGGATACCAAGACGGTGATAATGTTCGCTGCAAAGTGGTGATCCACGATATTGACAAGGTGAAAAAGACTCCATTCAGGGAGTTGTCCCTTGGCTATACGCAGGACCTGATAGAAGAACCTGGTGTTTGGAATGGACAGCCGTATGATGCAATCCAGACTAATATCCAGATCAATCACCTGGCCATCGTTGAGAATGCGAGGGCTGGAGAAAAAGCGCATCTTAACCTCGACAGTAAAAATGCCGAGGCTGATGATAATAAAAATTTAGGAGGTAACGGTATGAATAACAATTCAGTTCGTACAGACGGCTTTGATATGACTCCAGAGGAGTTATGCGAAGCCATCAAGCAGTACAAGGCATCAAAGACCGTGGAGGGCGTCAATGCGGCTCCTGCAGAACCGGTCAAAGACGCGCCGGGTAAGGAAGCGCAGAAAGAAAATATGGGTGATGGGGCCGAAACTGGAATCCCTGCAGCTCCAGCTGAGCAGCCGGCAGATGATCGGTTTGGAAAAATCATCCCTCTTCTGGAGTCTCTGATTGCGGAACTTAAGGGTGAGAAAACGGACAGTGATGATGTATCCAATGGTCAGGGTTACCAGAATGAACAGACAGCTGCATTATCACAGGACGGAACTGACTGTTCCGGCAGCCAGTCTCAGGCTATGAACATGGATTCTTTGGATGATACCATCAGCCAGAAATTAAACATCTGCCGCATCGGGGACAAGCTGAACCTTGACGGCCTGGAGCAGAAGAGCATTCTTGAAGGCAAGAAAACCATTATCGCAAAGGTTCTGCCGGAAATGAGACTGGACGGCAAAGATGAAGCTTACATCAATGCCGCTTATGACATTGCTGTAAGTGAAACCCAGAAACGCAAGGGTGTTGACTACCAGAGACAGCAGATGACCGGTGGTGCTTCCGCTCAGAGATTTGATGGCATCGGCAATGTGTCCATGGCTGATGCGTCCCGTAAAAACATGATTGAAAGAAATGGAGGTAATGAATAATGGCAGCACAGCTTAATTACAATTACGACACTGCGAAAGGCGTTCCTGGTGGGAAGGCTTATATTGATTTTGATAAGGTCGTGACCAGAAGAAATGAAAATGAAGATGGCGTTATGAAGTTCGGCATGGCTGTTGCCACCGGCGCAAGTGCTGGGTATGGGGTAAAGGTTCCGGTTACCGGCACCACCGCAGCACAGATCGATGGCGTAGTTGTTGCCCTGGCCAATACCGAGCATGACATGAATGGCAATGTTGTTGTAAAGAAGAATGCATCTCTTAGCATTATGAAGAGTGGAAGCATCTGGGGACGCCTGGCATCTGGGGCAAAAGCCACTTACGGCGCCAAGGCATATGTTGTTCCGTCTGGAGATGACGCCGGAACTTTCACTCATGCTGCTGACAATGGCCTGAGCGATGGAAGCAAGGTCGAGTACCTTGATATCGGCGCTACTTTTGGAAACGCATCTGATGACGGCATCGCTGTCATCGTACTTTAATTCAAGGAGGTAAGAAAGAATGAGCAAACAGTACAATCCTGACATGCCGTCCACCGGATACAATGAGGCTGATCTGGTGGCATTAAAATCATCCAATATTACTCCTGCGCTGGCTGGAACCCGGCAGTGCAGATTTGATTCTGCCGAAGACGCATCAGTTTTCTTCGCTCGTGAGCTGGATTACATTAAAGCGAAGTCCTACGACAAAGTGTATCCGGAGTTCACCGCGCTGAATCACTTCCCAATCAGCCATGATGTACCGGAAGGAGCGGAGACTGCCACTTATTACAGCTATGAGAAGACCGGCTTTGCAGAGATCATCAGCAACTATGCTACCGATCTCCCGAGAGCGGATGTGAAGGGCGAACCGACCACCGCATATATTAAATCCATCGGCACTTCTTACGGATATTCCGTACAGGAAATGAGAGCAAGCCGTATGGCCGGTAAGTCTCTGGATACCCGCAAGGCTGATTCTGCCAGATATGCTTCAGACAGAAAAGTCAATGAGATCGCTTTTGCCGGAGACACAAAAAACAATCTGATGGGTATGCTCAGCACGAACAACAACGTTCCGCTGTATACGCTTGCCACTGTGGACAGTGACAAGACTGCCTGGAAAGATAAAACCGCAGCGCAGATCCTTGATGACATCAATGGAATGTTCGCATATCAGGCCAAGATCACCCAGGACGTTGAGCGTGCGGATACTCTGGCCCTTCCTCCGGCAGCGTACCTCGACATTTCTACCCGTCAGATTCCGAACACTGGTTTCACGGTTAAGAAATTCCTTATGGACAATGCACCGTATCTGAAAGAGATTATCTCTGCACCGGAGTTGAGCGGTTCCAACAAGGCAACCAATCCGTATGGAAAAGATGTGGCACTGCTGTACACCAACTCCGCTGAGAAGTTCACTCTGGAAATTCCGATGCCGTATTATCAGTATCCGCTGCAGGTTAGAAACTTGGAGGTTGTTGTTCCATGTGAGGAAAGAGTTGCCGGAATCATGATGTATTACCCGCTGTCTGCGCTGATCGCCGCAGGCATTTAACGAAAGGAGAGACATGGCTATGAAGATTAGAAATATTGGCAGTAAGATTATTGGAATCGGAGAGGAGACCGTGCTGCCAGGCGAGGTTAAGGAAGTTCCGAAGGCATTTGAAAGAAGTCCCATTCTTGAAGTCTATAAAGAAATTGGGATGGCTGAGATCATTACTGATTCGGTTACCGGGGATGCCGCAGAGCCGAAAATGAACAATCCTGTTACCGAAAAAGATGATCTGGACGATGCTGCGGCTGCGGAGGCGTTACGCCAGGCCCGGCTTGCATCCCTGAAAGGCATTACCGATGAAGCGCTCGGAAGCCTTGCCATTGAACTCGGCATCAATCCTGCAGAGTGCAAGGATCAGGCAGATGTGCTCAAAAAAGTGAAGGCTGCATTAAAGTAGGAGGAGTGTGATACATATGGATGCGCTGGAAATTTTCCGCCTGGTAGCTGCGGAGTTTGCAGATATGCCGGATGATGATGTAAAAGATCCAGAAACCGAAAAAGTAACGTACGGCGTGAATTCATTTCTGCATCTGTATTCGGATCAAATCTCTGAGAAGCGTTTTGGAAGCTCTTATCAGAAGGCTCTTGCCTATCTGACTGCTCATAAGCTGAAAATGAATGGTTATGGGAATAACGAGAATGGAACTATCGCGGATTCTCTTCGCGTTGGCTCCTATTCGGAGGGTGAAACCTCGATCAGTTATACTACGAACCAGCAGACGAATCTCCAGGTCGATGCGGAATATGCACTTACCGTATATGGCCTGGAGTTTCTTACGCTTCGCCGGAATGCAATTATACCGATCATTTCGGCGGGGGAGGGAGCTGCGTATGAGTGTTAAGATAACTGACCGGGTGACTCCGGAAGGGGAAAAGTTTATGCGCATGCTCGAGGAGCTTGCGAGCAAAGAAGTCCGCATTGGATTCCAACGCGGACAGGCCAGCGAAAGTGATGGAACGGATATTTGCGATATCGCAGCATGGAATGAGCTGGGAACGGTTAATATGCCCTCCAGGCCTTTCATGAGAAAGAGTGTTGATGAAAACGAGGGAAAGATTAAATCATTCGTAAAATCAATGAAGCAGGATTTGGTGAGCGGGGCATCAGGAGAGCAGATTCTGAAAAAAATCGGTATTTTTCAGAAAGATTTGATTCAGGAAAAGATCACGGAAGGTGAGTTTGCACCAAATGCTGTCTCGACGGTAAAGAAAAAAGGGTCCAGCAAGCCGCTGATTGATACTGGCAGAATGAGACAGTCCGTCAATTATGTCATCAAGGAGAAAGGGGAGGACTGATGAAATTTCTAAAGCGTGAGCATAGGCTGAGACGTTATTCTCAGCCTATTATTGTCCGGGGGTATTCTTCTATACCTTATGAAGATTTAACGCTTCCTATGGACATACAGACGTTAGAAGACGCAGTAATCACTACTCCTGATGGTAATAAATCAGTTCAACGGTTAAAAGTGTTTTGCGACAGCAAAATTCTTGTTGAGGATATTAAAAATCAGCAAAAGGCTGACAGAATCTGGTTTCAGGATAAATGGTTTGAGTGCCGGTCCAGTCGGCTCAGTGAGAATACACCGCTGCGCCATTGGACGGCTACATTCGTAGAATGCCTGGATGAGGAACCAGGACCAGAAGAAAAGGGGATGAGTTGATATGACTCTGGAGGAAGTGAAGGAAGCGCTCTATGACATCACTGATATGTTTTTTAAAGGAGCAACGGTTATCTGGACGGAACAGAGTAATACGAAACCTCCACTGCCATATGTCACACTGAAACTGGGAGCTGTTCAGCGAACTGCATTTCCGGTAGTGATGGATGACGGATCAAGATTTTATCCGTGCAGTACAATCGTTGAAATCAATCTTTACACAAAAGGAAAGCCGGTTCGTGTTGGAGACAACATAACCGGCAATTATATTAATACGGCAACATCGGATATGATGGAATTTTTTAATTTTGTTGAATCCGATGAAGTGACAGATATTCTTGCAGCTAGGGGTATTGGTGTTACGCTCATGCCTCCGGTACGAGATCTGACCGATCTGCAGAATGACAGCAAGTATCGGTATCGGTCCATGGCAGAAGCTACCGTTGATTATGAGATGGAAGCAAATGGGTCTTATGGTATTTCCGACATGGCTGTGCCGAACAGCAGCGGAGGCGGTACAGAAGAACTTGCCACCAGTGACGAAAATACAATTGAAGAAATTGAAATGAACGGGAAAATAGAAGGAGGTAATGTTGAGAATGAAGAATAATCCGTTGGATGACATCATCAAGTGTGATGTTGAAATTTCGAGCCCTGCGTCAAATGATGTATCGTTCGACAGCATCCTTATGATCGTTCCGGAGCCATCTGATGGCGATAAGAAAAAGACTATGTCTAAAGTGACTGCCATTTCCAGCGCGGACGAGCTGTTGGATTATGGCTATAAGGCTACTGATGAGGTGTATGTAGCTGCTACGGTGGCGTTTGCACAGAATCCGGCGCCGAATGAGCTTTTGATCTGCATTCGCAAAAAAACTGATGAAGACGATCAGTATGAAGATATGGCGGTTACTCTTGCCCGGGCAAATGCGGAGTCCAATTTTTATGGAATCCATATTACGAGCTTCCGGGACAAGGCTGATGTTGCTGCTACGGTATCCTGGACCGAAGCAAACGAAAAGCTGTTCGGATTTGAGTATACGGACTACGCAGACTGTCCGATTAGCAATTTTGCGTATTATCGTAGCTTTGGCGTCTTTTCTGGCAGAGCTGATGGCTATTCTGGAGATCAGCCTGCAGAAAACAAATACCTTGCGCTGGCCATGATGGCAAAGTGCTTCGGATATGACCCGGGAACTGAGACCTGGGCCATTAAGGAACTTGCGTCTGTTGTCCCTTCTGGACTCAGCACGGAAGAAAAGAAGGAGCTTGACGGAAAGAATATCAATACCTTCCTGCGGTATTCCGGAAGCAATGTAACAATCGGCGGCAAGACCCTTGCTGGCGAGTGGATTGACGTAATCCGTTTCCGCGACTGGCTGAAATCTGAAATGCAGACGAATACCTTTAATGCGATTAAGACCAACCGGAAAGTGCCGTTTACAGATAACGGCATCCGGCTGATCGAGGGCAAGATGGAAGAAACGTTAAAGGCTGGTCAGGACATCGGAGGAATCGCGCCGACAGAATATGATGCAGACGACAATCCAATTTACGGATATGAAATCACGGTTCCTAGTGTTTCAGATCTCACCGAAGCAGAGCGGAAATCCCGAAGGCTGACCGGATGCAGATGGAGCGCCCGCCTTGCCGGTGCAATTCATGCTGTTGAGATCAGCGGATTTCTGAAATTTTAAGGAAGGGAGTAATGATGTATGGGAAAACTTTCGACTTACAATCATAAAAAGGTCACCTGTGCTCTTGGCAATCATATTGTCAGTGGTTATGCGGATGATAGTTTCATTACCGTCGAAGCTGACGGAGATGGAACCACTTACGTAACAGGCGCTGATGGGGAGATTGTCAGAAGCATTGATCCGTCTAGCGTATACAAGCTGAAACTAACTTTGCTGCAGACATCTAGTACCAATGCTTTTTTACAGAAGATGTACGATAAAGATCAGAAAAGCGGGACTGGCACTTTTTCGGTCAATATTAATGATCTGCTCGGAAGCGAAAAATTTAGCGGCGGTCCGGCGTGGGTTACCAAACTGGCAACCTGGACCAGAGGCAAGGCGCAGGCTAACCGGGAATGGGAAATCGTAGTAAGTGCTGGGGAATTCAAGTAGGAGGATAAGTTATGGCTATGAGACAGATGGAGCCGACGGAGGTTAATGTTGGCGATAAAATTTTTTACATTACGCCGTTTCCTGCATTTAAAGCGGCGAATCTTACTGGGGAGCTGGCATCAGTGCTGGCTCCTATTTTAGGTGCGATTGCACCGCTTGTTGGAGATGATGGTAGTGACACGGATGAGGAAGGCAATAAGAAAAGCCGCGATCTTATGGATGTGGATGCTGTGAAAGCTGCAGAGGCTATTTCTGGCTGCTCTGCAATCAGCGGGGACAAGCTGGAAAAACTTATGAAAAAACTGCTGCTTGGTGGTCACATTGTTGTAGAAGTGCCGGATGAAGACGGAGAAATCGAGCCGCAGAGAATGGATGACGATATCGCAAATGAAATTTTCTGTGGGGATGTGCAGGATATGTTTGTCCTGTGTTTCCATGTCATCAGATTGAACTTTAACGGTTTTTTCAAGAGATTCGCCGCCCCATCTGGGAAGGCAAAGGGAGTGGCGAAGAAACAGAGAAAGATCTTGTAAAGTACGGCAGGTTCGATTATTCGCAGTTCAGTGAACTTGAACTGCGATGCTATATCCTCATTAAGGCCAAGATTGCATCACTGTACGAACTGAAGAATGTTTATACACTGGATGAGATGCTGAAGGTGTATGCGCTTTATGTTATGGAGGCCGATATTGAAAAGGGCCGTGCAGAGGAGCTGGAAAGGAGGAATTAATCGTTGACCATCAGAGATCTGGTGGTGAAGTTTGGGTTTGATGTTGACAAGAACAGCAAAAAAGAAACCGAGGATAGCATAAGGGGTATAAAAAACCTTGCAAAGGATCTCCTTGGTAAAGTTGCTGTTGTATTTTCTGTAGCAAAGTTATCAAGTTTTGCCAAAGACTGCGTTCAGGCTGCATCTGATGTTGAGGAAATGCAGAACAAATTCGATGTTGTCTTTGATGGGATCACGGATGATGTTGAGAAATGGGCTGATGAGTTTTCAAAGTCTGTCGGAAGAAACAAAAACACGATCAAGGGTTATCTTGCAGATCAGCAGAACTTGTTGGTAGGCTTCGGAATGACTAGAGAGGCCGGAGCGAAGTTATCTGAGGAGATGACATCGTTGGCACTTGATCTGGCCTCTTTTGCCAACACCGATGAAACGGTGGCGGTTAATGCAATGACCAAAGCTGTAATGGGTGAGAGTGAAGCGGCCAAAACTCTTGGTGCCGTATTAAATGACAGCACAAGAGAGGCTGCGATGATGAAAATGGGCCTGTCTGGTACCTATAATTCGCTGGATCAGCTCACGAAGATGCAGGTTAACTACAATGCAATCCTGATGCAGTCACCTGATGCGGTCGGAGATTGCGTGCGCAGTATTGATTCTTATGAGGCTCGGACGCGGCAGTTAAATTCTTCTATTGCTGAGTTCAAAGAGTTTATTGGCGGCAAATTGCTGCCTGTTTTTGCCGTATTTATCAGTTGGCTTAACATAGGTGTTCAGTATTTTACGAAGTTCGCAAAAGCCATATTAGGGGCAACGGATGAGGATAACCGTCTCTTGAAAATGTTTCAAAGGATCCAGGCTCTCTTGAAAATCATGCAGCCTGCATTCGAACGGTTTGCTCAGGGAGCGCAACGTGGGATAAAAAGTCTGGCAGATAGACTTGGCGGCATGGAAAATCTGATGAAACTTTTAGCTGTAGTTGCAGGCGCATTCATTCTTGCTATGAACTGGTCAAAAATTATTGGTATGGCCAGCGGATTTATGAAAATGCTGTCTGGAATTGGAAAGCTTTTTTCGGCCGGCAATCTGAAAATCATGGCTATTGTCGCAGTTATTGTCGTGCTGGCACTGATTGTTGAAGACTTCATCAATTTTTTGCAAGGAAATGATTCTGTAATCGGAACGCTCTTTGACCGGCTCGGTATCGGCGCGGATAATGCGCGTAATGCTATCTTCGAAGTGTTTGGAAAGATAAAGAATTTCCTCGAAGAGCATAGCGAAGAGATTCGCGGGATGTTTGAAGCTGTGTGGGGAGCAATAACCCAGATCATTCAGGCCGCAGCGAAGATTATCGGAGCTGTGTTCCTGGCAATCATGACGGTCGCTGTTTCCATATTTGGTGCACTGGTTCAATTCTGGGAGCAGTGGGGTGACACGATTTCTGAGTTCTTCAGTTTGACATTTGGAACGATCATTTCCGTAGTAACGCAGTTTGCAGATATGATATCCGCACTGTTTTCTGGTGATATCAAAGGTGCTTTTGAGGCGTTCATTGGAATTGTAGATACGCTTCATAATTTTATTCAGCAGGCATTTCAGCTGATTCTTAGCATTATCCTGACAATTATTGGAAATATTGTTGACGGAGTGAAGCAAAAAGGTGCAGAAATACGTGATAAGCTCATGGAAGCAATTAACTCGGGAATTGAATACATAAAGTCACTTCCAGCTGAAGCTTTGCAATGGGGCGCTGATATTATTGATGGAATTGCAAAAGGAATAACTGGATCCATAGGGAAAATCACAGGTGCGGTGTCAGGCATAGGTGACAGGATTAAATCGTTCCTGCATTTCTCGGTTCCGGATGAAGGTCCGTTGAGAGATTACGAGAGCTGGATGCCTGATTTTATGTCAGGGCTTGCCGGAGGCATAGAAGATAATCAGGATACAGTTCTGAATAAAGTCAGGGGACTGGCAGGCGGAATCCGTGCTATCATGGCATCTGCAACAGCGAAAGTATCCACGGCGAGAGCTGGGACGATGAACAGTCGCTCCTCCAGCGTAACGCAGAATGTGAATATTGAAAACAGCTATTCCGGAGGAAGTTCTGAAACGCAGCGTAATGTATCAAAGGCAATGAAGAAATCTGCGGTTGACGCAACGACTCAGATGGCAAGAGGGCTTGCCTATGCGAGGGGGTGATGGCTATGGCGAGAAAGAAAAAACCGGTCTCCATATGGGGAATAGAATTTGATGCGCTGATTGATTCCACGAAAAACATGACCGCTACGATTCCAACGTATCCGGTGGAAGATGGATTCCCGGTTTCAGATACGATCATCAATGATCCGATATCCGTATCATTGACGCTGTATGTCAGCAACACGCCGGTTACCTGGCTTTATCGCCACGGGACATCATCTGACAGAGTGAAGAAAATCTGCGATATGATTGAGCAGAAATGGCTTGAAAAGCAGCTCACGAAGATTGTCACAGCAGATGCTATATATACCAGTATGGGGATTACGAGCATATCTATCAAGCAGTCTAAAGAAACTGGATATGCCCGTGAAATTTCCATATCGGCGCAGAAAGTCCGGGTTACCAGTAAAAAAACAGTTGAAATCCCGGCCTATGTGCTGAAATCCGGCCAGAGTATGGCAAACGCGGGGAAAGCGGAAACGAGTACAGCATCTGGGCAAGCCGGGGCCGCTGCGGCAACCGCTTCGTCATCATCGTCAAAATCATCGTCCTCCAGCACAGAGAAAACGCAGGCCAAGAAAAAGCAGTCTATTTTGTACGGGGCTGCGACTGGCCTTAAATTGATTTGAATGGGGGTGAGACGAAATGCTGTATATTGCTGTTCCTGATATGAACGATAGTATTTCCAGATTGTCCATTGATGGAAAAGAATATGGTTTGCGCTTTACCTACAACGAAAAGTATGATTACTGGAATTTTGGCCTGTACGATGGGAATAATAATCCGATCATTGCCGGTGTGAAGATCGTTCCCAATTTTCCATTGCTGCATTTCTTTTCGACCACAGATCTTCCAGACGGTGTTTTTGGATGTGTTTCAAAAATGGAAACAGTTGGTCGGTATGCCTTTAAGAATAAGAATGCAGAATTTGTATATCTGCCAAATGAAGAATTGGAGGATGAGTGATGGACAATTTTCACAGAACATATACTCTTAAGGCCGGGAAAATGGGTGAGACCGGCTTCGAAATCGGTAATGTGGATGGTGTGCAGGCTGATTGCCTGCACATTTCTTTTAGTATCGAAAAATCATCCAGTAAATCACCGAATGATGCGAAAATCCAGATTTGGAACCTGTCTCCCGAGAATGTTGATATTCTGGATACAAAGGATTGCATCATTGAATTGATGGCCGGTTATGATTCGGTTAATGCGGTTGCCATTGTTGGAGCTGTGAGCAGCGCGGAAACGACCAACGACAATGCCGATAGAATGACGGAATTATCAGTTGTTGATGGAATGGTTGCCCTGCGGGATACGATCATTTCAGTATCCATAAATGGAGCAGTAGATAGTAAGACTGTATATCAAATGATTGCTGAGAAGATGGGGCTGCCACTCATACTGGCAGAAGAGTTGACCTTTTGCATCATCCCAAACGGCTTTAGCTTCATCGGAAAAGGGAAAGATGCGTTACAGAAAATTGCGGATGCAAATGGTCATTCATGGACGATTCAGAACCAGATCATACATGTCACTTTGCCTGGCAGGCCTATTGCATCACAGGGATTTTTGCTTAACAGTGATTCTGGATTAATCAGTATCCCAAAGAAAATATCTATCAATGTAGGCACCGGTACCGAGAAAGCTGTCACTGGATGGGAAGTTGAATATTTGCTGAATGCTGCAATCGGCATCAATGATATTGTAAAAGTCGAGAGCAAAAAGGTTAACGGATACTTTCTCGTCCATAAAGTCACCATTGACGGAGACAATCTGGAGGGAGATTGGAAATGCACCGCACAGCTGCTTGAAATAAAAACAGGATAAAATCCTCATTGTAACTGATTAAAAGGCTTCACAGAGCTATACAGAAGTCAAACAGGCGTTAAATATGGAGGGAACACATGATTCAGGAGTTTACAGAACAGATAGAAGAAACGGCGCGGTCCGTTGTGAACGGGATCCATACTGCATTGCCCGGAATAGTAGCAGCATTTGATCCCGGGAAATGCGTTGCATCGGTTAGACCAGTCGGAAAATATGTTACCAGTTCTGGTGAGAAAATTGATTTCCCGGTCATTTCGGATGTTCCGGTCCTTATTCCGTGTGGGGCTTCCGGCGGCATAGCATTTCCGATTTCGGCAGGAGACAGTTGCCTTATTATTTGCAGTGAAATCGAACTTGATGAATGGAGAAGCGGAGCAGCCTCAAATGCGCAGCTTCGTTTTGATTTATCTAATGCTGTTTGCATACCGGGGCTTTTCCGGGAGGCGCCGGATTTGATAAAAAGAGCTGCGGCGCAGAAAGCAACAATCATCAGCGCTGGTGATACAGAGATAGCGGTGTCCCCTGGTGGCATCCATATGAAAGGGAATTTGACTGTGGATGGGAATGTGTCAGCTACTGGAAGTATAGGATAGGTGATAGAATGGATATTTTGCTTAAAGCAGATGGAGATTTGTATATTTCTCCAGATGGAGATATTGCCTTGGAAAACTCTGTTGCTCAGAAAATTAAAATCAAGCTTAAGTGGTTTGAAGGCGAGTGGAAATGGGACCAGGAAGAAGGGCTGCCGTATTTCACCCAGCTTATGGTAAAAAATCCGGATACGGATTTGTTTGAATCGTTGATCCGGGAAAAAATATTTGAAGTTGATGAGGTGACCGATGTGAGAGATGTGTCGGTCACTTTTTCGTCCAGAAAGCGGACGGCGCATATAAGCTATGTTGCGTACACGGATGCTGATGTGATCAGGGGGGAGGTTGATCTTAATTGTCTGATTATGGAGTAACAGATAAAGGGTTCGTTTTAAAACGGGCTGATGTGATTCTTGATGAAGTTTATGAAGAACTTTCAGAAGGATTCAAGGTTGATGTGCGATCCTCTGAAAATTCATTACTGAAGGTGCTTGTTATGACATTTGTTGGCCAGATTGCAGATCTTTGGGAGACCGCGCAGGAAAGTTATTATGCCAAATATCCGTCAACGGCAACAGGGGTAAATCTGGACAATGCGGTGCAGTATGGCGGCGTCAGGAGAGAACGGGCAAAGAAAACCTGTTACCCTTTGCATTGTACCGGTGATGACGGGACTGTTATTCCGAAGGGAATTACGGTGCAGACATCCACGATGCCGAGAATTAAGCTGGAGGTTTTGGCTGATGCCGAGATTTCCCGGAAAAATTTTAATTCTGCAAAAATTGGAATTGCAGCGTTGGAAGCCGGAGAATATATTGTTTCGCTTAACGGGAAACAGTATAAGTACCAGCGGTCCGGGAATGAAGAAAAGCTCGAAACTCTTTCAGCTATCGCAAATTCTATTACGGATGATTCGGTTACTGTATCTGTAAATCAGGACGAGAAATGTCTCCTGATTGCCAATAAGGCGCTGCATCAGAATGGTGAGCTTGATGTATCCGGGAACCTTGCCGTAGAAGAAGTTACGAGCGTGCTGAATTTCTGGACAACTGGGTATGGCAAAATCATGATTCCGTATGGAATCATAACGGAGATGCTTGATAACATTGTGGGTTTTGATAGTGTGACAAATGCGATTGAGCCTACATACGGGCGAGCCAAAGAAACTGATATTGAATTAAGACAGTCGTATTTGGTGAAGTCGGCACTGCGCTCGAATACAATGATTGACAGCATTGTATCTGAGCTTGTTTGTAATGTTGATGGGATCGAGTCTGCTGCTGGGTATGAAAACTGCACGGATTCTACTGATGAGTATGGCCGGCCACCGCATAGCATTGAAATTGTGGTTGAAGGCGGTGACGAATCGCGGATTGCAGAAGCTATTCTTCGCAGAAAAGCCGGAGGCATCCAGACCTACGGCAGTAATGAGGTGGCGGTACCGGGCAGCTATGGGGATGTTATTCCTATTCGTTTCAACCGACCGCAGTATTTGTATGCCTGGGTCCACGTTACAGTGCATGGTGATGCAGCAAAAATACCATCCAATTATCAGGATCTTGTTAAAAATACGATTCTGTCTGATGGAACGAAGCTCAAAGCAGGTATGTCACTGTATGTACAGCGACTTACGGAAGGAATTTACGATACGGTTGCTGGCATTACGTATGTTGACATCGGCGTGGCCTATTCTTCCAGCAGCGAGAATGCGCCGGAAGAGAGCGCCTATAAAAATAACAATATTTTGGTAAGTATGCGGCAGAAAATTTTGTTTGATGAGAACAGAATAGAGGTGAAGTTTAATGCTGACAGCTGATAGATGGATCCGGGATCTGCCGCAGCAGTTTCAGGAAAAAGAAAACATTGAAATTCTCATAAAAGCATTGGCCAGGCAGATGGACGAAGTTGAGGCGGTACTGGAAGATGTTAATGCACTTACCAATCTTGAGACAGCGAATGGCATTAACCTCGATTATGTAGGAGACATCCTGAATTTGTCCCGGAAGGCTGCAACAGAAATAGTTCGCAAAGCTGAATCGGTGTCGCTGCCAGATGAATTATATCGAAAGATATTGAGATACCAGAAATTGAAAACATCAAGCGAGTGCACTTATGAGGACATTTTGGCAGCAATCTCCGCGGTGTGGAATGCGGATAATGTAACGTATGTTGAGGATCCGGCGAGACCGGCAACCGTTTTGCTTAAGTTGCCAGACACCTCACTGGATTCAGACGATCCGGCTATTGGCAGGATATTGTCCATTAAAGCCGCTGGAGTAGCAGTCTACTACAGCGTGAACTACCTCGAAGAGATTGGTCAGCGTGAACTTGAAAAAATGTATTTTCCGCTCATGGAAGTCACATCAAAGTTTCAGTTCTGGTCCGGGCTGTATCTTGATGGATCATGGTTGCTTGATGGAAAGAATAAACTGACCGGAATTGCAGTGCCTATGCGGGTTGATGTAACTCATGGTGCTGTTACTGCAAAAACCGAAAATGCTGTGGCCAGTGAGGTGGTACTTAAAAAGAACCTATGGTATCTGGATGGCGCGGAATTGCTGGACGGCTCCAGATTATTGAATGCATCGATTACGAAGGAGGTATTGTAAAGTATGGATGCTGTTGTAACAAAAAAAGCGAGAAATAAGATGCTGAAGGCCAGGGCTGGGGATTTGGTCTTGCCGAAAATCACTGGTATGGCGTTTGGTGACGGCGGTATTGATGGAGATGGATCCATTATTGTGCCGTCAGTAGAACAGACAGAACTTCATAATGAGCTTCTCAGGAAAGAGGTTAGCGGTCATGAGTATCTGAACGATACTGTGTGTCGCTATTCTTGTACTCTGGAAGCAAGCGAGTTGGCCGGAAAAAGCATCAGCGAATTGGCCCTGTATGATGCTGATGGTGACCTGATTGCAATCAAGAATTTTTCTGGAAAAGGCAAGGATGACGATCTTGAAATGACCTTTAACATTGATGATACGTTTTAGGAGGTGTGGCAATGAAGAAATATACTGTTGATGAGCCGGAATTTAATAAAACGCTCATTATTACCGAGACTACGGATACGGGACATGCGGACAATATCAATAAGGCACCCAAGATGGCATTTGAGAACACTCTTTATCTGGAAAAAACTAAGCTTGATGCTGATGGAGGAGATATTTCGGAGGCGGTTATTAAAGCCGCGGATGAAATCGAAGATGATGAATATCCTATTCCGGCTTCCGGTGATAAGCCGAGAACATTTTTAGGGAAAACGAAAAAGTTTTTAGGGAATATTAAGGACTGGATGACCGGTGTGTGCCTGTTGGGGCAGATCGTTAATAACTGCGTGACCGACAATGCTAAGCTGCCGCTTTCGGCGGCACAGGGCAAGGCTCTGATGGACCTTTATAATGTGCTAAACACCAACCAGCAAAAAAGACCAAATTTAACCGTTGCAAACGTCTGTTTAAAAGGCGGCGGATACGGAAGAACCTTATGTTTAGATGGTAATTGGTTCGGTAAAGTTTCGCCTGCAGAAAAAGATTGTTATTATATAGCGTTAGATGCAAATTGTAAAATATATATTGGCTTTCAGCAGCACAGTGCATCCGTTATAACATGGTCTTAATCCTAAAAGCATCCGATTAAAAGGGGATTTTCGTAAAGGGCACATTTTAAAAGGGGCAACAACAGATTAAACTATTCCAATATTGGTTCCGCTGAATTTTTTCCATGTTGAGGAAGATGCATTATTTGAGCGAACAAATATATTTCCTGTTTCGCTTCCATTATTAACCGTATCTTCAATAAAAATTTGAAAATTTTGCCAACCATTTTTTACCGATGTAGTCGATGTAACTGTAATAAGAATTCCATATGGATAGCATTGTTTTGGAGATCCTATAGCTGTTCCAGCATTATATACAACATGAACTATAACAAATTCGTGGTTCGAAACTGACCATACATCATTCCAATTTGGCAACATTTCGAGATTAATTTTTATCTTGGTGTTTTACAAAATAAATTTCGAAAATTCAGGTCCGTCAGGACCTTTTTTAATACATAAAAATACATTTAAGGAGGTATCCCATGGAAAAAATCAAAATCATCGGATCTGATCGGATTTATGAGATCCAGAGCATCGTCCCGGTCACGGAACACGTCCTGCAGATTGTCTTTGCGGATGCAGTGCCTGCGGCCTGGGGCGGTGACATCCAGCTGTACACGGATGGTGACATCCTGGCCACCACGCTGACCGGATGGACCACCGTGTACCGGGATGAGGGCCAGACCGTGTATCTGTCAGACGACGGCAGCGTGTATGTGTCGCCGGCCGATCCAGAGCCGGTCACACCGCCGGAACCGTATGAACCAACGCTTGTAGAGCTGCAGGCTGCGAAGAAACAGGAAATCAGTCAGGCATGCGAGCAGACTATCTACTCCGGCGTCAGCGTGACACTTGCGGATGGATCCAGCGAGCATTTTGCGCTGACTGAGCATGATCAGCTTAACCTTTTCGGTAAGCAGGTTCAGCTCGCGGCCGGAGCGGAGCAACTGGAGTATCACTCTGACGGCAAGCCGTGTCGGTATTACAGTGCGACAGACATGCAGACCATTATTGCAGCGGCCATGCAGCATGTCAGCTACCATACCACTTACTGTAACGCGCTTAACATGTGGGTAGTTGGATGTGAGACGGCCGACGAGCTGCAGCAGATCTATTACGGTGCGGATGTGCCAGAGGAGTACCAGAGCGAGGTCCTCAAAGCATATCTTTTAGAGATTGCGAGTCTGGCGGGAGATGATGAGGATGCTTAAACTGCTTTGCAAGTACAGTTTTTTATTTGACATCGGCGGTGCACTTTATGTCCTGATCGAGCTGATCTGGCGGGGCTGGAGCCACTGGACGATGTTTGTCCTTGGCGGCCTCTGTTTTGTCATGCTTGGACTGATCAATGAGGTGCTGGAGTGGGACACACCGCTGTGGCAGCAGGTGTGGATCGGCACGATCGGTATCACGGCATTAGAGTTTTTGACCGGATGCGTGGTCAATTTATGGATTGGCTGGGGTGTGTGGGATTATAGCGGGATGCCGGGCAATGTCCTGGGACAGATCTGCCCGCAGTACATGGTGCTGTGGGTGCCCGTGAGCCTAATCGGCATTGTGCTGGACGACTGGATCCGGTACCGCTTTTTCGGCGAGGGACGGCCAAGGTACAACATCGGTGTAACCAGATACAGTAAAAAGATAATTTGGCTGCCGGAGAGGAGATGATAAAAATGGATACATCACAGATCATCATCGCAGTGATCGGATCAAACGCGCTCTTTGCTTTTATCCAGTTTCTGATTACGCGGCATGATCAGAAAAAGAATGCTTTATCTAAGCATGAGCAGGCTCAGAATGACATGATAATTGGCCTTGGACATGATAAGCTGCTTTATCTCACTGACAAATTTGTTCAGCGTGGAGGGGTTACCTTAAAAGAGCGCCGGAATTTGGATTATATCTATAAGCCATACCGGGAGGCCGGAGGAAACGGGGATTGCCAGATAGGATACGAAGCCTGCGAGAAATTGCCTACATTAAGCGATGAGGAGGCTATGGTGCTGGACAGAAAAATTAAACGCAGAGAGTACGGCATCGAAGACTGAGAAAGAGAGGATAAAAAATGAACATGAATGATGTGCTGCAGTATGCAGCGTATGTATTGGTGGCCATCGGTGTGATGGCTTTTTTAGTGTCTGTGGTCACCCAGGTGATCAAGGAACTGCCGTGCTTTAAGCCGGTTCCGACCGCGGTAGTTGTCATTGTGCTGAGCCTGGTACTTTGCCCGGCGGCACTGGTGGCGCTGATGGCCTGGCTGTCAAAGCCGATTACCTGGTATCTGATTTTCGCCTGCATGATTGCTGCCTTTATCGTTGCACTGGTGGCAATGGACGGCTGGGAACGTGTTGCAGAGATCTGGCAGCGGACAAAGTACAGCAACAAGCAGTAGAAGGAGGTGATCCGGATATCTCCCGCCGGCAGCCCGGGTGATGGCTGCCATGGTGCAACAACAGTGACTCGGGGCGGCGAATGTGCCGCCCTTTCTTTTTGCACAGAAGGAGACGTTATGAAAATTTCGGAAAAAGGATTGAATTTAATCAAAAAATTTGAGGGCTGCCGCCTGGCAGCATACCAGGACAGCGTAGGTGTCTGGACCATCGGATATGGCACGACCAATGCGGATAAGGCTATTACAGGTACAAGCATCAGCCAGGGTCTGCAGATCAGCCAGGCTACCGCAGACGAGTGGCTGCGCAGATCTATTGACACCAAGTATGGGCCAAAGGTTGAGAAGTACAGCCGGTACGGTTGGAATCAGAATGAGTTTGATGCGCTGGTCAGCTTTTCGTACAACATCGGCAGCATTGATGGCTTGACTGCTCATGGATCCCGTACTCGTGCCGAGATTGCGGATAAAATCTTGGCTTACAACAAAGCTGGCGGCAAGGTGTTTGCCGGGCTCACCAAACGTCGCCAGGAAGAGCGCACGCTGTTTTTAACTCCGGTTGCGGCTAAGATCGGTTGGCAGCAGGAAGATGGGCATTGGCGCTATTACTATCCGGATAACAGTGGTCGGTATGTGGTAGATGCTTGGTGGCAGGATGGTGACAAATACTACTGCTTTGATCCAGACGGATATATGCTGACGGACGCCTGGACTGAGTATAAGGGGCATCGCTGCTATCTGGGGTATAACGGCATGATGCTGACAGGCCTGCAGTGCCTTGACGGCAAATGGTATTACTTTGATTCGAATGGCTATGCTGCTACAGAACCAGTGACGTTCGCCCTGGATCATGATGGCGCTCTCCAGTATCCGGAATAAAGCCTGTATAGCCTACTGAAGCTTTTTGGATGTCTTAGATATATCTTTATATGGGTGACACAGTAAACCCTTATCGCGGCACCATGTAACGACTTCGGCACATCCATATCCGGCAGATGTAATGATTGATTCCAGACCGGTCACCAGTTCTTCGTCTTCCATGCTGTAACAGGCTATGGCGATTGGGTACTGGATGGATTTTGAAATGACACGGATGGATTTTAAATTTTCTTCTGGAAATTGAAACATAGTTGTTCCTCCTTTGTTTGTTATACTTAAATAACGAATGAGGGCAGAGGAATATAACGCTTTTGGTGAAAAAATTACGAAAAGGAGCAGAAAATGCAGAATTATATTGGCGTGAAAATTGTAAAGGCAGAGCCTATGACGAAAGGCGAATTTGAAAAGATGAAAGGTGCGGTCTCTCCGCTGTTGGAGAAAGACGATACCGTGGGGTATCTGGTGAAGTATCCTGACGGTTATGTGTCCTGGAGCCCGAAAGACGTGTTCGAGAAGGCATATCGGGTGCTTGACTGCGAGGACTTCATTATGCAGAAATAAAAAGATGTGGTCTTGAAGCAAATGCTGTAGTATAATCAGCATGTTGTCATACCCAATCCGGCAACGGAAAGGGGGTGCATCGCTTGGAATATATAATCTCATTTTTGGTTTCCGTCCTGGCAAGTGTGGTTGCCTACTACATCTGCAAGTGGTTAGACGGAGACGACAGTGACAACTAGCCCAAAAGAAAACCCCAGAGATGGCCGTCTCTGGGGTTTTCACCTTTGCATCGCTTGGATACAATCTCATTGCCTGATGGCATTATATCATATGCAGATCTGAAATGCAATATTCGAAATTCATGTCACAGTGACAGTCACGTGACAAAAGGCGTGACTGTCACGCAAAAAAGAATGTGACGGTCACAGATTATGTCACAAAAATTCCATTTGAAATTGATTCTTTACTCTGGTTTTGTACCGGGTATCAAAACGCTTATTCTGAGCGTATTTCTTCCTTATTGATAGTATATAGTTATTTTCCTTAATTTTTAGACATGTCACGGTGACAGTCACGTGACAAAAGGCGTGACTGTCACGCAAAATGTCACAACACATACCGTAACCGTAACCGTAACCATATATATAAAAACATATATGGTCATTTTGAGGTTCAACATATCTTGTTTTGAACTTTTGTGGATTGTGTGTATGAAATGTTGATAAATTGGAAATGTCCAAAAATATCAGTAAAACACTTGACACTATGGACGGAGGTGCTACGATACGCACACGATCAAACAAATCCATTAATCTAAGCGAAAAAGTAGCGCTGATGATGGTTGGACCAATCGGACTCAGTGCGAAAAGTAACAAGAAATGGAAGTGGAAAATTCCAAATAATTTCAGTAAATCTATTGACAAATTGGAATATTCCAACTACGATACGTATAAGATGAATCAGTAAAAATACTGAATAGGAGGAAATGCCGTATGAAAGTTATGAAAGCAAAGGCAATTTTAGTGAATGAAGATGGTTATCTTTACCTTCAGAACAGAAGCTATTTCGAACGCTGTGGGAAAGAATACACTGAGAAACAGATTGAACGGTTCAAAAGAAATTTTGAGGATTTCAACTTTTTTGATGGATACTACAGAATGTGCGATGGATCACTTGGCGGTTGCATTGGACCATGGGAAAACGCATTTGAGGAAGGACGCTGGACTAGCTGGTCTGCAGAAGAAATGGCAAGAATGCTTGATGCGCAAGGCATTGAGTGGAAACCAACTGAGGACGCTGAGTTTATTCGTGCATAGGAGGTGGAATCATAGTGCAGCATTACAGCGAGGTGATTAAAAGAAAAGGTCGGTTTTTCCGGTACGATTACAGTGGCTGCTATTTGCAGTGGCTCACAGGAAGTGGAGAACTGATTGATGAAATCGGTCTTTGCAAAGAAAACTGGGAAGATGATGAAGCCAGAAATGAATATATCGATGAGTGGATGGCACAGGAAGAGGAGGCCATATCACATTTACTCAGGAGCATGAGGAGATAGCATGGGAAGAATGGATGATGAAAAAGATATTCGGGTTTGCCCGGTATGCGGAAGTGAGGTTGAGAGATGCGATATGCTCTTTACCTGCGACTGTCATGGGATTCCATATCGGCTTGTCTGCAGCGACTGTTATTTCAAGCTGATGGAGAAAGGCTATGATGGCGAGTATTACACAGAGGCGGATGAGTGCCTCGATGAAGATTATTAAGGAGGATTTGGGATGGCTGATAATTACAAGGAGAAGATCAAGAAGCTGCTGGCCCTTGCAGAGAGCGACAACGAGAATGAGGCCAAGGCAGCACTCTTGAAAGCAAAGGAGTTGATGGCGCAGCACAAAATTGAAGAGGCCGATTTGGAAGATGCTCAGAACAAGAAAGTTGTGCAAGTAAAAACAAAGTTCACCTGCAGTAAGAGACGAGATTCTTGGATGGGCAGTTTGTCTGCAGTTATTGCGCGGAACTTTTGCTGCCAGGCAACTATGAGCAGGAAGTGGAATCACCAGACAAGGACCATAACTTTCGTTGGTCTCGAAGGAGATATTGATACATGCGTAGCGATATTTCAATATGCTGTTTCCTGCACAATGGATGGTATCAAAAAAATTAAATGTGATTATGCCAATTTCAGTCAGGAATACCGGAAACGACTCTGTGATGGTTATGGGTTTGGCTTTGCAGAGGGAGTCAATGAAGCGTTTAAAAAGCAGGAAGAGCAGGATGAAACGGGATGGGGACTTGTGATGGTTGTTCCTAAAGAGGTTCATGATGCGGTAAAAGAGCTGAAACCGGAGAACGTAGGAGAAGCTGCGGCAGACAGGATGTCAATGTCTTTATTTTATGACGGGTATGAAGACGGAAAGAAATTTGATCCGTCGACTAAGCTCACCGCGGCGGTTGAGAAAGAAAAGACAATGATCCGGTAAGGAGAACACTATGAAAAGAACTGTTGAGAAAGCAAAAAAAGAAGCAATTGAGAGAATGAAAATCTTGAAGCTGTTCAAGAATGTGATTACTGATTTTAAAGATGATGACCGGCTCAACAAGTCGGAAGATTTAGGCTTCCTGTTCTGGCTGTATAAAGACGAGGAAGAAATGGTGAAAAAGTTCGAAGACGAGCAGGAATGTCTTGTATATCATGTGATTCTGAGCCGGACGAACATCGGCACCATGTACAGTCTGCTGTATGTGAGCTTTGATGATGAAGAGTGGGAGGAGGACAGAGCAGATCTGCAGAATGGACAGGTCCTTGCGTATGTTGTAAATAAAGCTGCTCCAGAATGTTCTGGAATTGGATATATTGGCATCAAGCCACAAATTGGCGGACTTGTGAGAGTGGCCTAATTTAGGAGGATGTGTTGGATGATTGTGAAGTATAGAACTCGATTCAATGATTCTTTGCTGCCGGAACTTGTTAAGGAATCGGAGTATGAATTTGCCGATGGATGCGTCAATAGCCCTGAAAAGGTTGTTGATATGATGCGCAGGATCTTTTCCATCGACAGAGAAACAGAAGAATACATGTACGAGGTTTGTCTTAATGCAAAGGGCCGTGTGCTGGCTGTGTTTGAAACGTCTCATGGAGCAGTAGATCATACACTTGTTTCACCGCGGGAATTTTTCCAGAAAGCTTTATTGGCCGGGGCTGTTTCTGTAATAGCAGTACATAACCATCCGTCTGGTGATTGCACTCCGAGCAAAGAGGATAAAGATTGCGCAGCAAGGCTGAGGAAATCAGGAGAGCTTATCGGGATCCAGTTGGCAGACTTTATCATAGTTGGGGATTTCTTTTATAGCTTCCTTCAGGAAAAGGTACTTTAGGAAAAATAATCCGTATTTTCATTGACAATGGAGGAGGTGATGCTACGCTACGCCCGCAATCAAAAAATACATATTGCGGAACGGAGGGGAGGCCCATGGGGCAAAAAAGAGGCTGAGAAAACTGGAACGGAAAGCAGAAATTCTGGAAGGGAAAGTTGATGAACTCAGCAAAAAGATTGAAGCCCAGGAAAAGGAGAAAAAGATTGAAAAGATAGTAAGTTTAAGCGCCGAACTCTTAACAATCCTTGCTGGCTTAATTGCCATTGCTCAATTTCTCTCATAACCCGGGCATATGGGGCGGAGGAGTTTTCCTCCGTTCCCATATAATAAAAATACCATGGAAAGGGGAAAAAGGCAAATGAAAGTAATCAAGACTGTCTTAAAAATGCTTGGAGCTGTCAGCATCACAGCTGCTTTGATTACGGGAAATCACCTGATTGCTGGTGGTGCAGTTATTTTTTCTGGCATTGCTATTGGAATTGAGTTTGCTGAATGGAGAAAATGACTATGAAAAATGAACGAATCGAATTGATCGTGACGGACGATGACATTGATAACATTATGTGTACTGCCCTCGAAGGAGGAATATTGTACTGGTGTCTGAATGTAGAGGTTGTTGGCAATTATCTTGGAGAATATGCCAGCGAACAGATTGCTCGTGGGGGTTCTCTTGTGCTGCATGTCTATGAAGATGGCGAAACATTTGAACTGGACAAAGACAAACTTCTGGATGGAATCAAAAAATGGGTTGATGAAGGACGGGGGCTTGATTGCACTTTCCGCAATGGAGACAAGGTGGAACTGGATTGCTGCATGATAGATGCTTTGGCGTCAGATTCAATTATCCAGTATGCACTATTCGGAGAAGAAGTCTATGGATGAAAATGCGCTATGCGGCGCATACAGGCTTAATATGCGAATTAGGCATAAACTATTATTCGCAGTCGTCGAAAGGCTGCATAAGGCGGTAAATGCTTTAGGAGAGATATGAAAAGATCACGAAGCGAGGAACTCGGTGCGAAGATTGCCGAAGAACGAAAACATTGGGATTATCTGTATCATCATGGTGGCAGTGATCCGACTTGGGAGGATGGCTGCAATCTCAACCTGACCAGAAATCACATCATATATTGCCGACGGCAGTGTGAGGATGAACTTCAGCCAGGCGAGTACCCGGCAGAATATTATGATGCGCTCCCGCCGGAAGTCGACAATAAGTATATGGCGAGAGCGGATGAAATCAGGAAGAATGCCAGAAGCTCCCTGATTGCTTACCTTGCCGACGAGGATTATCAGTATATCCTTAAAAATTTGTACCGACTGTCCGATGAGCAGAAAAAAACAGTGCGTGCCACTGCTGTTATTGGATATGCAAAATCACTTAAGACATTCATCGAGAAAGATATGCTCGTTGATATGCGGCGGCATGAGAATCCGGAACGGTATGTAAGGTCATTTTCCGAGTGCCGGAGAAAGATTGAAACGATGCTCGGAGCTGAAAAAGTACTTCCGATCGGGCAGTTATCATTGTTTGATTTATTTGATATGTAGGAGGATAGATAGTTGAAAAAAGCAGCAAGTGCAATACTCAGCTGTCTCGAGGAAAAGAAAATGTCTCAGAGACAGCTTGCGGCCAGGATTGGAGAGGATGTGCGCCATCTCAATCAGCAGCTTAACCGACAGAGTGATATGAAGGTTGAGCGCTTCACGGATGTTCTTGACCATATTGGATACCGTGTCGAGGTTGTTGAGAATGGAGGCATCCAGAAAGTGTGCGAAGATTTTGCGAACAGCATTATTGAGAATGGGGAGCCGAAGGGGCTCTTTTGGTATCAGACAGGAGAAGTATTTGTTGGCATTGATAATCAGCGTTTTTCGGAACCCAAAACAGCAGAGTTTCAAAATAAGGAGATGTGCTGGCAGTGGCTTTTAGAACAGTGCCAGTAAATTCAGAAAATTCCAAAAATAATCAGTTTTTCTATTGACACCATGACTGTAGGTGCTACGATACGCCACGCTAAAAAATACATAGGAGGGAGGCGCGGCAGAAAGAAGAAAGATATGGACAGCATAATTCAGAAAAAGAAAGAATGTTATGTGTGTCGTCGGCAAGGTGAGCTTCATTGCCATCATGTTTTTTTTGGAAATCCGAACAGGGACCTTTCTGAAAGATATGGCATGAAAGTTTGGCTTTGCCCGGATCATCACAATATGAGCAAAAAAGGTGTTCATTTTGATCGGATGCTTGATCTGGACATCAAGTGTGATTGCCAGGATGCATGGATCCGGTCAGGGAAAACAGAAGAAGAATTTAGAAACATATTTGGTAAATGGTGGACCAGAGATCCACGGAGTCAGGTTACCGGAATTTAAGGAGGAAAATACATATGCTTTACAACGAATTTATTGACAGCGTAGTGAATCAGCTGCAGGTGCAGCTTGGAGACTCTTACGAACTTGCTCTTCGTCCAATCGAAAAAAATAATGGAGTAATTCTGAGCGGGCTGACTATCGGAAAAGGAAAAGAAGATGAAGTCAAACCGACTATTTATTTGGAACCGTATTATGAGCAGTATCTGAAAGAACATAGCGTGGAACAGATCGTGAGTGATATCGTGAATCTGTACAAGGGAACTGAGGTTCCGGAGCATATTCTTAATGCAGAGACTTTAAACGAATTCGATCAGATTAAAGACCGCATCATGTTCCGGATTATCAATACAGATGCAAACGAAGTACTGTTAAGAGATTTGCCGCATGTTCCGTATCTTGACCTTTCCGTTGTATTTTTCCTTGCACTGGAACGAAGCGAAGAAGGCCAGCTTACCGCGCTCATTCGCAATACGCACATGCAGAAATGGGGGGCATCCTTGCTTGATCTGCAGAAAGCCGCCTATGCTAATACACCGAGAGAATACCCAGCACAGATTAAGAGCATGTCGGATGTGTTGCATGAGATTTTTGAAAATATGGGAGAAGCCTATAGTCCGGAGATGATAGATGAACTGCTTGGATCTGATGACGCAGCACCTCTTTACGTGCTCAGCAACACCAATGGACTCTACGGAGCCAGCTGCATGATTTATCGTGATGTGCTGAAAGATTTCGCAGATCGCGTTCAGGCAGACTTGATTCTTCTGCCATCCAGCGTCCATGAAGTCCTTCTGACTCCGAACCTTCCAGAAACTTCTTACGAGGCACTTAGTTCCATGGTCACATCCATCAACCAGCAGGAAGTATCTCTGGAAGAACAGCTTTCCAACCAGGTCTATCTTTTTTCCCGCAAAGATGGGAAATTAAAAATTGCGTCCAACGGACCGGCTATTTTGAATTAATTTGGAACTGGCAGAGTTAGAAAACAGAAAAAGTGATGATGTTGCCAGAGTTTGTAGGCAGCCGGAATTGAGAAATTTGGTATATGATTGCCGGCTGCCGGAAAGGAAAATGAAATGAAGATTACATTATCAGCACAGGGCATTTCGTTGGAAGTAGAGGTGTCTGATTACAAGGCCATTACCGTATACCGTGGTCTGGCGGAAAAGTTACTTATCCATGCTGAATTACAGAAAACCACAGCGACACCAAAAGCACTGAATAAACCGGAAGTTGTGATTACAAGGCCAGATAAAAAATCTTCGCTTGATACATATGACGATGTATTTGAGCATATCAGATCAGCTATTAATGCCGAGCAACGGATTGAAATTGAATCTGGACAGGAAGATGATGAAGATCTTCCGGAAGAACCTGCAGAGGAAAATGTCCCCCCCCCGCAGGAGCTGGATATGACAAGATAA